ATCTGTGGAACAGAAAAAGAATTAGACTTCCACCACTTTTACTCTCTTGCCCCTCTTCTACGTTTATGGCTAAAGAAGAAAACACAAGAAAGGCCAGAGCACTATACGAATGAGTATATAGTTATTTGGAGAGATGAATTTATAGAGGATAACTGGGCAGAGCTATACGATCACACCGTCACTATATGTCATGCACACCATAGAGAGTTGCATAAAATTTACGGACGAAATCCAGGACTTGGTACAGCGACAAAACAAATGCGCTGGGTAGATATTCAAAGAGAAAAGCATGGCATGGTATAATTTTTGGAAACAGCCCGAGAACCTAGAGGAAAAACTTAATCCTGGTCAAATACTAGACACGGGTAAGTCAGAAAGTTCTCGTGAGTTTACTACTCAATATGAGCGCTTTTACGAGCAGCTCGAAGTAGTAAATCGTGGCGTCAATATGATTGTTGATGACACGGCAGAGATTCCTGCAACAATTAGTACTCAAGGCGCCTATAGGGGTGTCGTAACTGGAGTAAAACGAGGAAAGGTAGAAGAACTACTAAATCGAACTCCCAACCCTTTTCAAGATATTAGCAGTTTTAAAAGAAACTTAATTACTGATTATCTTCTTGACGGAAATATTTTTATTTATTTTGATGGTGCTCACCTTTACCATCTACCGGCTGATAAAGTACGTGTACAAGCAGACCCTTCCACTTTTGTAGAAAAATATACTCTACAAGATATTGATTATAAAGTAAGCGAAATAATTCATATTAAAGAAAACTCTTTTCACTCAATCTATAGAGGAGTTTCTAGACTTAAGCCCGCGACGAGAACTATGCAGCTTGTAAGAGATATGAGGGACTTTCAAGATAACTTTTTTAGGAATGGTGCAGTTCCTGGATTGGTACTAAAATCTCCAAATACTTTATCAGAAAAAATTAAAGAGCGTATGATTCAATCTTGGACTCTGCGCTATCGTCCAGACTCCGGAGGCAGACGGCCTTTAATTCTTGATGGTGGATTAGAAATAGATAGTTACTCTACTACTAATTTTAAAGAATTAGATTTTCAGAACGCAATTTTAGAACATGAGAAAGTAATTTTAAAATCGCTAGGAGTGCCTCCAATACTTCTTGATTCTGGAAATAATGCAAATCTTCGTCCAAACATGAGATTGTACTATCTTGAAACAATCTTACCTATTGTACGAAAACTTAATTTTGCACTGTCACGATACTTTGGATTTAATATTACAGAAAATGTAACTGATATTCCTGCACTGCAGCCCGAACTGAGAGATGCCGCAGCTTACTATACCGCATTAGTAAATGGAGGAATCATAACAATTAACGAAGCCCGGGATAAATTAGGCTATGAAATAATAGAAGGACAAGACGAGATTCGAGTCCCCCAAAACATAGCAGGTAGCGCAGTAAATCCCGACGAAGGCGGAAGGCCCCCAGAATCAGAAGGAGACTAATATGGGAGTACGAAAGAATCATGCAGTTTTAGGAGCTCGTCAGCTCGCTGCTTACTTTAGAACTAAAGGCAAAGCGCTTACTCTTCAAGAGTATCTTAGTGCAGCTGATGCTCCTATTGCAATAACTTATTTAATGAAATGGTTTAAAAGTTACGATATGGCTTTAGATTGGGTTAGGAGAGTAGATCCCACAATTTTTGTGGATCTTGAATCTGCTGCTAAACCTGCACCAAAGGTTGCCCCAAAGCCTAAGCCCGCCCCAAAGGCAAAGGTAAAGAAGAATGACGAATAAAACATTTAACTTAACATCTACTTTTAAGAGCGAGCCACAAGAAGACGGCTCTATCATGGTTCGTGGAATGGCCAGCACAAATGCGTTTGATCGTGCTGGAGACTCAATTTCTTCAGAAGCATGGACTAAAGGGGGTCTTGGTAATTTTGAAAAGAACCCTATTATACTATTTAATCACGATTATAACCGACCGATTGGCCGAGCAACAAAAGTTACTCCCACAGCGGACGGCTTGCACATGGAAGCAAAAATTAGTAAACATGCTGACTGTGCTAATTTAATCAAAGACGGTGTCCTTGGAGCGTTTTCTGTCGGTTTCAAAGTCAAGGATGCCGATTACCTTGAGGAAACCGATGGATTAATGATTAAGGACGCTGAGTTGTTTGAAGTATCTGTTGTTACAGTACCTTGCAATCAAGCAGCTACTTTTTCTTTGTCGAAGTCATTCGATTCTGAGCAGGATTATAAAGACTTCAAGAAAACTTTTAAAAGCGAGGAAGATTCCTCTTTAATGGAGACAGATATGTCGGAAGAAACAAAAACTCCCGAAATCGACCTAGACGCTTTTGCTAAAAAGGTAGCGGAAGAAACTGCTGCTAAGATTGCAATTCGTCAGGCCGAAGAAAAAGCCTCAGTAGAAGCTGAAGCAAAAGCTACTGCAGACGCCGAAGCTCAAAAGGCTGCCGATCAAGCAGATGCTGAAAAGGCTGCCGTAGAGCAGCAAGAAAAAGTCGAGAGCTCAATCCGTACTGGCATCGAGTCAGGCACTGAGAAGCTCGCAGAAGATCTGCGTAAAGAGTTCCAAGCGGAGCAAGCTAATACCGCAGAAATTCTTGAAAAGTACAAAACTGAGCTGGAAGAAAAGTCAACCGAACTCGAAGCTATGCATAACAGCAAGCGTCAGTTCTCTGATCGTTCTCAGCCGGGTGACCTTTCAGCAGGTGGCCGCGAAATCCTTGAAGCAAAAATTCTTGGTAACTTGACTCGTAAGGGTTGGGAAACTGATTTTGCCCAGGGCGTAATTAACAAGTATGGTGTAGGTGTTGCTTCTGCAAGTAACATTGCTCCTCTTCTTGATATTGAAACTGCCACTCAATTTGAGCGGGAGCTTCTTCTTGAGTTGAAGGTTGCTAGTGCTTTCCGTGAAATTGCAGTAAATAGCACTAAAACTGTACTGCCCTTGATGCCTGACTCTGTAACAGCTACCTTCGGTAGTGGTTCTGAGACAGACGAAACTAACTCTCCTGCAACCCTTCAGGGTAACGCAAATGGTACTGCACAAGGTGCAGCTACTTTCAATGCGCTGCAGAAGACTATTACTGCTGCTCGTATGACTTCTACGTCATACATCACGAATGATACCGAAGAGTCAACTCTTGTTGCCCTTCTGCCTATGATTCGTGAGGGCATGGTTCGTGCTCACGCTCGTGCTATGGACAAGATGTGTATTTCTGGTCACTCAGGTGCTGCAGGTCAAGCCGGTACTGGTTTGATTGGCGCATTTGGTACTTTCAGTAACTCACTGCTTGTTACTGGTACTGCTACTGCTGGTCTCACTCAATCTGGCGCTGGTGCAGACTCACTGATTGGTCAAGACATTCTTCGTATGCGTTCAACTATGAAGAAGTATGGCTTGAACCCTGCAGATCTTATGCTCGTTGTTTCTTACACTGCATACAATGATCTGCTCTCAGACATCAACTTCCAAGACGTAACGGAAGTTGGCAGCGATCTCGCTATCAAGCGAACTGGTGTTGTAGGTTCAATCTTTGCAATTCCAGTAGTCGTAGCTGATGATGCAGCTCTTGCAGTCGATAAGACTGTGAACCCTGCAACTGAGCCTTGCGCAATCCTTGTAAATGTTCCCAACTACATTATTCCTCGAATGAAGGGCGTAAGCCTGGAAACCGAGTACCAAGTTGGTAACCAGCGTACAGCAATCGTTGCTAGCCAATCTGTTGGCTTCGAAGAGCTCTTCGCAGGTGATGCCGCCACTGTCGGTCTGCCTGTCGCAATGTGCCGATACGCTAACAGCTAATAGCTTAGCTATTAAACTGGGGTGGTTCGCCACCCCAAGTTTTTACTAATTGACTTATGGCAAATCTTATAACTTTAAAGCAGTTTAAAGACGCAGAAGGCATCCAAAGCCCAAAGGATGACTATAAGATTTCTCGCATTATTGATTCTGTGAGTGAATTAGTAAAAACTTATTGTGCAAACACTTTTGTAGACTTCTACTCTACAAATAAAGTAGAAGTTTTTAGCATGAATTGGGATAGTTATATTGTTCAATTAACAGAAAGCCCTGTGAATACTATTGTTTCTGTAGAAACTAGAGATCAACCAACTTTTGCATATACTATTTTGCCCGCTGATAAGTGGTACTTAGAAACAGCAACAGATTCTGTAGTTTCTATTAACGGTACTGCTTTTTCTAATTGGCCTCGAGGAGTTGGATCAGTAAAAATTACATATACTGCTGGGTATTCTTCCACTCCGTTAGATTTACAAATAGCAGTTATTGATTTAATTAACTACTATTTCAAAGATGAACATAAAGCTCGCAGAACAATTCAAGGGGCTACAATGGAAAATGCTCCAAGTGGCGACGGGCGAGGGTTTCCAGATCATATAAAAAGAGTTCTGGATATGTATAAAAACTTTTAATGTCTGAAGCAGCTTTAAGAAATTTAGCGAGTAAACTAGACACAAGTCTAAAGAAAAATTCAGAAGAATATAGAGCAATTGTTTCTGATTTCATGCCGCATAGAGTGAAGATATATGAAACAGAAATAAAAAAAGAAGCTCGAAAACAAATACGCTTATTGCTTAAATTGCCTACAAGGAAAGCACTTGACCCTGAAATTGAAAACGTAATTAAAAGAGAAGTTCCTAAGCTATGTAAAAATCTTTATGATGCTTTTGACCCAAAAAACTTTCCAACAGGAGGCAGACGAGCATATCTTGTTTCGGAACGTACAGGAAGTTCTAAAAGTTTTACTTTTCGTTTGGCGTCAAAGCCAGGAACTACAAGAAATGTTTTCGCTTATTTTAGAAGAGCAAAGCAACGAGCTCAAAAAAATCTGCTAGATGCTTTAGATGCAGTATTAAAAGAACAATACGGCGAAAGTTTAAAAGAGACACAAACTAGAAAACGTAAAACTGGCGAAACTTATGATGTACAAGTTCGTTCGCAGTTTCTAGCTGTAGGCCATGCTGATGCAACAGCAGTTGCAACACAAAGAGCATTAAAAGCACAAAAAATTTATACAGACTGGCTTGGAACTATAGATGAAGATCTAAAAGATCTAATGAAAGAACAGTTTGGAAACTTATTTGTAAAAGTTACAAAAGGGCCAGGAACTAAAAATACAATTGCAAATGTACAAGTAAGTTTAGAATCAGATTTAGGGAATAAATCAAAAGCATTTACAGATGCAGCTCGTGCAGGTAATCTAGAAAAGGCTCTTAAAAGATTAGCACAGATAGAGCTATCTAACGATAAGATAGCTAATTTAAAAGCATCGGACTCTCCTTTAGAAGTTGTAGAGAAGAAAATGCTTAATATGCTTCATGATGCAGGGTCTTCAAAGCGTAGAAAAACAAACATAAAAAAAGAAAAAATAAATAATAGTAAGAGTCAGGGAAAAAGTAACCCTAAGCCAAGACAAAAGAAAAAGCCCGCAAAATATAGAGGCGAAGCAGTAGTTGTAGGCAAAGGTTTAAGAAGTGGAGGAGGCAAAAAACGGCAAGGTGCTACAGCTAAACCCGGGCCTTCTAACTTAAGAATACCTCAGCTAATCGGAGCCTTAAATAGGGATCTTCCTAGTACTGTAGAAAAGAATATGGGATTCCCAGGATTAGAGAGCCAAAGCGGTAGATTTGCTAGTTCTCCAAGAGTAACTGATATTTTAAAAACTCCGTCAGGATTTCCAAGTATTGGATATACTTATCAAAAAAATCCTTATCAAACATTCGAAGTGGGCTACAGACAGGGTTCCCCAGATAGAGATCCCCGAAAAGTTATTGATATGTCGATACGGGAAATAGCGCTACAATTTGCTTTAGGAAGATTCTATACTAGGAGGGTATAATGACAGCCAGAACTTATACTACTAGAAGATCCGCGATTGTAGAAGCATTAGTAACAGAACTAAAAAAGATAAATCAAACAGGCGCTTTTTTATCAGATGTTTATGATAATGTGCACCCTCGACTTAAGTTCTGGGACGAAGTAGATACGTTTCCTGCAATACATTTAAATGCGGGGTCAGAGTCGCGAGAGTACCAAGGAGGAGGATATAAAGATAGATACCTTACTGTTACTATTCGCTGTTATGTAAAAGAAACCGACGCAGTAGAAGCACTTGATAAATTACTCGAAGATGTAGAAACTGTAGTCGAAAATAATGGTAGATTGGCCTACAGAGATAGGCAAGGAAATCAACAATTTACTTTAGATATTCTTGTAATCAGTATTGAAACTGATGAAGGTGTTCTTGAACCTTTTGGTGTAGGAGAAATGCAACTTCAGGTTCACTATTAGAAACGGCAGGCACGAGCAAAGGCTCACGTCCTAGCCCTTTCAATCTCTAGGAGATATGCTATGGCAGAACAATTATTTTTTAGCAGAGACTCGAAACTGTATATCGAATTCGATAGTAAGCTATGGGAAGTTCCTGTGCTTGACGGTTTTAGTTTCTCTCAGTCTACTAACCAGTCCGAAATCTCCCTTTCAGAAATGCAAGGTTCAGACGGTTTGAGTAGACGAGGTAACAGAGTATTTACAGACTCTCTTGCTCCGGCAGAGTGGTCTTTTAGTACTTATGTACGTCCTTTCCAAGACGCTCAAAGCCCTAAAGAGCATCATGCAGTAGAAGAAGCCCTTTGGGCAGTAATGGCAGGTGCAGATAAGTATCAAGACTCTACTGATGGTGGCGGTTTGAAAACTTCAGGGATTACTGAAAGTGGTAGTATTAGTAGCGCCACTGCGGGTACATACACAATTAACAATGAAACGGCAGGCCTCACAGGTACCGGAGAACATGTAGGTGGCAGCGGCCGAAGTGCAAGTGCACATGCAGACGGCTGGGAAGTCGATATTGTAATGGCTACTGGAGCAATTACTTCAGCTACAGTAGTGTCCGCAGGTGCTGGATTTACAGGCGGAAAAACAATTATTGTTCCAAGTGCTGCCGTTGGTGGTGGAGGTAATGTAACTTTAACAATCGGAAGTGGAGCTTCTGATTTGGAAAAGCAAGGTGCAAACTTCTATCGTGGCACAGACGCAGATAAGAACTCGCCTTTTGGCCCCGCTGTTGCAACTCCAAGCACTTCAAAGCAATCAATTAACTTTGCACAATCTAACCGAGCGGTACTCGGAGTCTGTAACCTTTACTTTGTAATGGAAACAAGTTCTACTAACCCTATGGTCTATAAGCTAGAGGCTGCTGCATTTAACGAAGCTTCTATTGATTTTGAAGTAGACGGTATTGCTACAATCAACTGGTCTGGTTTTGCTAAGCAGGTCAAAGACTTGCAGTCAGCTGGTAGTGTAAGAGTTACAACTAATAAAACCGGAACTCTTGCAACTCAAAGTCCTGCACAGTCAGCTCTAGCAGATGGTAACATTATGCTTGATAACTCAGATGGATTTAAAATGGGTATCGCCACCGTCGCAGCAAGTGTAAGTGCGGCAGACTTTGCAAAGGATGATGCAGTAAATAATACAAATACCTTTATTCGAAATCGTTTGACTCAGCTTCTCGTATCTGACAATAGTAGTGATACTAGTGCATTCCCCTCGGGCTCCTATAACCTGACATTGACAGGTGGAAATATTACTATTTCAAACAATATTTCTTATCTGGTGCCAGAAGAACTTGGTTCTGTAAACGTTCCAATTGAGCACGTAACAGGTGGACGAACAGTAAATGGAAACTTTACTTGTTACTTGACTCTTGATACTGCGACCGGCAATAACGGTACTTCAGTAGAACTATTTAATGATATGACTACCTCAGGGGGAGGCTTGGATAAAGTTGTAAACGACTTTAATGTAACTTTCCAAATTGGTGGTGCAGTTGTCAATACTCCTCGACTTAACGTTTTAATTCCCAAGTGTCACATTGACGTACCAACTCACTCAGTAGAGGATGTTATTTCTCTTGAAACTAACTTTGCAGCATATACAACAGACTTTAACGTTGCAAACGAAGTTCAACTTGAGTATTTCGGAGTATAATTACTTTTATACTTTACACAAAAACCCGCTTCGGCGGGTTTTTCTTTTCTCCTCTCAAAAAAAGTTCTTGACTTTTTACCTCTTCTCCCTTATAATTACAAAATATAAATTTCATTTAATAAAAGGAACCAAAGATGTCTGATACACCCATTTCACTTGCAAGTCTTATGACTGCAAGCAAAACTGTTGCTATTGATTTTCCGGGGTACTCTGGAATGGCAGTTTCTCTTTGCTATCTTGCAAGAGAAGAACTACTTAAACTTCGTAAACGATGTGTAATTACAAAGTTTGATAAAAAAACACGCCAGCCCGAAGAAACTCTAGACGAAGAAAAATTTATTGTTGAATACTGCAAAGCTGTCATCAAAGGATGGTCAGGTTTAAAGTATCGTTACCTAGAAGAGCTTCTTTTGGTAGATATATCAAACCTTGACCCTGATGATGTACTCCCCTACACCCAGGAGAATGCTGAGCTGCTCATGAAAAACTCAAATGGTTTTGACACTTGGGTTACAGAGTCGGTCGGTGATCTCGAAAATTTTACTGGGAGCAAATCGCCAGAATAGAGTCTTTATTCATAAGACTTATTCAAGAGGCAGACTCTAAGTTTGATACAGAAAAGTATCTGCTTGTCTGTGAACAACTTGGTCAAGAACCCGATCCCGCCAAAATGCCGCTCGAGCCTTCGGACTTTCCCGAAGAAGTTCAAGTGGCATTTTTTATGTTTAGCCTTCTTCCAGATCATTGGGAAGGAATGAGCGGAACATACATGGGCAAATACTGGGACGGTATAGAATATTATTTTAAACTGTATGAAGTGCAAGATAGAAAAACAATTTTACATTTAATGAAATTGTATGAAAATAAGCTAGTTTCTTATAGAGCAGAAAAAGAGTCACGAAAGAGAGATGCTGAGAAACGTAAAGCTAAAAGCGGTGGAAAACAGTACACCCATAATGTTAAAGGCTAATGGCTAAAAAAATTACACTTGATATCGAAGTTAATGGCAAGATGCAGAAAGCAACAGTTTCTGTTAAAAAACTTCGTGGTGCTTTAGACGAGGTAGACCAAGCCCAAGATAAAGTTGGAAAGTCTGCACGCACTCAAGACCGTAATATGAAAGGCGCGGCTAGAACGACTTCAAATAGTACAAAAGAATTTTCTAAGATGGCTCAAGGCATGGGAGGCCTGGTAGGTGCATACGCAACTGTAGCTGCTAGCGTATTTGCTCTTTCTGCTGCGTTTCAATTCTTTAAAACCGCTGCTGATCTTGCTGCATTAACACAGGGTCAAGAACTGTTTGCACAAAGAACAGGGGTATCAATGAAACTGATGACCTCAAATGTTCAAGAAGCAACAGGAGGATTAGTAGCATTTAAAGAAGCGGCGCAAGCTGTTGCGATTGGACAAGCTGCAGGTCTTACTGCCGATCAATTAGAGAGGCTTGGCTCTGTAGCAAAAAATGCCGGTACTATACTAGGTAGAGATGTTACTGATTCATTCAATCGACTGACTCGAGGTGCTATCAAAGCAGAGCCAGAACTTTTGGATGAATTGGGTATTATTGTTCGAATTGACGATGCCGCACAAAACTATGCAAGAACCATTGGCAAAAACGCAAAAGATTTAACACAGTTTGAAAAAAGCCAAGCTGTTGTTAATGCAGTTTTGGAACAAGGCGAGCAAAAATTTCAAGACGTTGGTAACTCGGTAAATCAAGTAGCTCAGTTTGGCGCCGCCTTTCAAGACACATTTAAAGAATTATCAGAGCCTATTGCAGCTGTAGCAAACTTTATTTCTGGAGCATTAAAAGATAGTATTATTGCAGTTGGCGCAGTAATGGGGTTACTGGGATTAAGTGTTGTAAAAAGTTTTGCTCCTGCGATGACTTCTACTATAGATTTAGAAGCTACTGCTAAAAGAGCCCGTAAAAATATAACTGATGGCGTAATTCAAGGCACAAAGAAAGGCATTGCAGCTGAGATACGTGCTGGAAAAATGACGGAAGCTAACTTAAAAGCTGTAGAAAGAGCATTTAAACAAAAAACAAGTAAAGTAGTAAATCTTCACAAAGTCGAAGAAGCAGAAATAAAAAGAAGTCTTGCAATTATTCGTGCAGACAATGCTCGAACTGCTGCTGAAAATGCTACTTCTTTTAAAAAGATGTTTTTAAATATGAAAGCAGATCTTGCACGATTTGAGCTTGAATATGGTAAAGGAATGGGTCGAATTAAAGCAGCAACAGCAGCAGTTTCTTCAGGACTAAATAAAATATTAAAAGTAATTTCAGGTATTGGAATTGCTGCTCTTATTTTTGAAATTGGCAAAGAAATAAAAAGAGCATTTTTACCAAAAAATTTAAGAGACGCTTTAGATGCTTTTGATGATATTACAAAAGCCATGAATGAACAAGTAGAAGAAATTCGCAGTCTTAGAAGTGAACTTGTTCCTGCAGCAAATGAAATGGAAGCTTTACAGCAACAATTTGGATTATTAACTAATTTTAACTATTCAAAAATAAATGCTGCTGTGCATGAGCTTGCACAAACCGCCGAAAGAGCAGCAAAAGCTCTAGAAGGCCAAGGTATTGATTCTCTTTCAGGAGCAATAAATCTTCCTCAAATTGCAGTCCCGAATATGGTGGATGCCGACTCAACGATGGCCAATGATAGCAGAGTTCATAGTTTAGCTAGAGAAGGAATAGAATCGTATGAAGATCTTACCGTCGCAATACGAGCTGCAAGCGAAGAAGTAAGTTTATTACAAACAGCACAAAAACAAGCAGGTCAAGAGGGAAATATTCGTGATAAGATGGAGATTGCGCTTTTAAATGAAGAGTTGCAAGAAGCAAAAGATAATTTAAATAGCTTAAAAAAAGTTGCAGAAGATGCAGGAATGGTAACTGTACGAGATCAATTTGGAGAGTTTGCAACAGAAGCACTGGCTTATGTAGATAGTGTTCGATCAGGTTTAAATTCTATGCAACTGCAAGCAGAAATAGCAGCAGAAACAGGACTTGATACTGCTGATTTTGTCAAAGGTCAATCAGCAGTTAAAAAAGCAATAGCCGCCCTCGAAGCAGGACTAGACGCACCGGGTACACAAGAAAATATTGATGGTTTAATAAAGACTTTTGAAAGTCTTATAAGAGCTAGCAGAGAGGTAACAAAAGAAGCTAGAAATATAGCTACACAATCTATGGCTCAACAACAGGCTTTTAAAGGACTTGCTGATGGGGTTACAGAGTTTGGTACTGCTACTGATGTATATCTGCCAAAAGATAGTAAGTTTCAACCTGTTTTTGATGCTTTTAAAAAGATAAGGCTAAATATTAAGACTTTGGCTCTATCAGCAAAAGATGAACCAATCAAAAAACTTTTAAAAACAGATGGACAAGCTTCTGTTACACAAGCTCAATTCGAATCTTTATTTAAAGTTCTTGAAAAATCAAGCGATGTTCAAGACGGCATGGTCACAATTACCGAAACTTTAGCAGACGGGAGTGAAAGGACGGTTACAGCTAAACTCGAACAATTAACTTTAGATCAATTAGCTTTAGTTATACACAGAGAAGAATTAAAACTCTTAAAAGAAGCAATGGGTCTTGAGACAAGAAAAAAACAATTAAAATTTGACCAAAATAAAATTACTGAAACTCAAGCTAGCTTTGAAAGAGATTTAAATAAAGCAGCATTTGATGAAAGATCAAAGCAATTAAAGCTTGAAGAAGAAATGATGGCTTTAAAAAATGCTGAAATGAAACAACAAGGCAGCATAAATGAAAATACTGCTACACAGCTTGCGGCAAATATAGCACTTGCTCAGCAAGAGCTTGAAATTGCTCGACGTAAAACAGAATTTGAAGAAAGAATGCTGGAGTTTAGAAAAAATATAGCAGAGCTACAAACTGAAAATCAAATTACAAATATGCTAAAAGAGCAGCTAGGCATACGAGAAAAAATGGTAAGGGCTCAAATAGAACTTGCGCGAATACAGAGAGATCAAGAACAAAAGGCAATGACTGAAAATCTTGATAATATGGCTGCAAATAATCCATTTAGAGACATGGAGCGAGCAAGAGCAAAAGCTAGACTTGAGTTCGAGCAAAAAACATTAAATGCAAGAAAAAGTGAAGCAATCAGAGAAGCTAACTTTAAAAAGTCTCAGATAGATATTGAGTTCAAGCTTTTAGACGCAAAAAGAAAACAAACTATTGCAGACATGAGATTGCTGCAAGGCCAGCTCATGCGCGAAAATCGTTTTGGAGAAGCAGCAGATATTGCAAATGCTGCAAATGCACTTGATACTATTGATTACGGTCCTGCAAAAGAAGCAGCACTTAAGTTAAATGAAGCAACTCTTGGGGCAAAACTACTTGATATGGATCGAGGAGTTCGTGACGCCCAAAGAATTGTAGACGAGCTAGATCCTATAGAGCAAGTATTTGATAAATCTGCCGAAGCCATTCGTACAGGACTTGGAGATGCAATCAACGGAGTCTTTGATGCTCTTGTAGATGGTAGTAAAACTGCATCACAAGCACTAAAAGATGCGTTCAAAGGTGTATTAAGCACTATTCAAAAAGAAGTAACTCAAAGACTAATTGTAGATCCTTTATTGGATCTAATTCCAGGAAAGAAAAAAGACCCTGCAGCAAAAATGCAGGATGCTCATATGGTTGGAGCAACTGCACTAAAAACTGCAGTTGATGAAGGCGTTGTATCTGCAGCAGAAGGAATCCAAGAACTTACTGCAGCAGATATGCAGAAAAAAGCCGAAGATCTTGGAATGGCAATTAAAGAGGGCGGAGATAGTTTAGCTGATAGAATAAAAGAAGTTTTAGCTAATGCAGATATTAGTGTTACTCCTAACCCATTACCAATTACGGCCCCTGGAGGAGCAACTGACGGAGACTCTGCCTTTACTCGCTCTTTTCCTTATATTGCACGACCTGAAGGCACTAATCCTGATGGCTCTCCCCAAGAGAGTCCTGCAACCAAACAAGTATTGGACAGTTTAACTTCAGGTATTTTAGAGCCTGTAACCGTAACCGCAGAGAAAAAAGATGTAGGATCAGAAGAAGGACCCTCTTTATTTGATTCAATAACAGATGCCGGTACTGAAATATCCGAAAAATTTGGAGATGTAGGTGGTATTGTAGCAGAGAGTATTTCAGGTAAGTTTGGAAAAGAAGGAAAAGGAATCGTTGGAGGCCTTGATCAGTGGGGCTCTGGTTTCTTAAAAGAACTTGCTATAAAACTAGCAATGGATGCTGCCAAAAGTTTCTTAGGTATTGGAGGGTTCAGAAAAGGTGGTATGGTAAGCGAGGCTTACAATACAGGAGGCATTGCACGAGGACCAAAATCAGGATACCCTGCAGTGTTGCATGGAAATGAAGCTGTAGTTCCTTTGCCTGATGGAAAAACAATTCCTGTACGTATGCAGGGTGGTGGCGGTCAACAAAATAATGTGACTGTAAATGTAAGTATTGATAATCAAGGAAATGCGCAATCTAGTACTGCATCGGATAGTCAAGATGCAACTAACGTTGGTAATCTTGTAGCAGCGGCAGTCCAGAAAGAACTACAAAATCAAAAAAGATCGGGCGGAATACTTAATCCGCACGGAGTAGCATAATGTCAAGAGCATTCGGATTTAATATAGAGAGGCCTTTAGGAACTGTAGGAATTCGAGGAAAAATTCTTAGTGATTTACAAACTAAGTATCCTCAATCTGATTATTCCTATACTGATGAAGATGGCTACTTAAATATGATAACTAAGCTATTTCCCGGAGCAGCAACAAATAGGGAAATTACTTTTGATCGAGGATTTTCAAGAGAATCAAGTCATAGAGTTCTTACTGCAAGTTTTGGAGATGGCTATCAGCAAAGAGTTAGAGATGGCATAAATACAAAAATAGATAAGTTCAGTGTAACTTTATCAAATAGAATTTGGCAAGAAATTGCATTAATTTCTTCATTTTTTGATGTAGTTCATCCTCAAAGCTTTCAAATAAATATGGAAAGAGAAAACTTTAGAGTTGTAGTTGATACCTACTCTGTAATGGTTGGCCACGATGATGTACAGTCAATTAGTGCAGAACTTTCAAGAGTATATGAAATATGAGTCAGAATATAATTGCAAAAGAAGCACAAGCACTGCAACTTGCTTCTGACGAAGCTCTTGTAACTTTATTTGAGTTTTCTGGATTTGGTACTCCCTTGTACTTTCATTCAGAAAATACTCAAGCAGATATTTATTGGAATGGAAATGCGTATGAAGCTTTTCCTATGCTTATAGAAGGTATTGAAAAACACGCAGATGGAGCGTCTGCTCGACCTACATTAATGATGCCAAATGTTGAAAGTTTATTTAAATCAGGATCAAAATTTGATACAGATGGAGTACCAAACCAAAATTCTTTTTTGGCAGATGACTTATTAGGAAAAAGAGTAACAATTAGAAAAACACTTTCTAAGTATGTTAGTGAAGGTACAAATACAAATCAAAGCCCTTTTGAATTTCCGAAGGCTGAATACGTAATTGATAGAATTGCACAAAAAACTTCTATTTCTTTAACAGTAGAATTAGCAAGCCCCTTTGAACTACAGAATGTTAAAGTTCCTAGCAGGGTTGTAACTGGAAAATACTGTCCTTGGATATATAAAGGATGGACAACTGGAAATGTTGATGTAAAAAGTGCTTGCCATTGGACTTCAAAAGTAAGTGGGCTGGATACGAACGGCAACGAAGTAAAAGATGTACATTTATTTTTTACAATAGATGATGAACCTTTGGTACATGAAGATATAATCACTGCTGCTCCTAATTGGAGTGCAGGGACCACATACTCATTAGATTCAGTTATTACTCATGATAATCTTAAATGGCAGTCTTTTTCTGATGACAATACAGGTAATACTCCAAATGAACACAGCCCACACTGGAGAATTGTAAGAACATATAGAACTTATAATATTGCAACTGCTTATCAAACAAATTCTATAGATGGAAGAAAAAGTGATTATGCAGTAGAATTAATAAATGGAGCTCCTGTTGTTTTTCGATGTGTAAGAGACCATACCAATAAACAGCCTTCACAAAACCCAGGATTCTGGGTACAAGCAGATGTTTGTGGAAAGCTATTGTCTTCTTGTAAAGCTCGTTACCAAGCTACAAATATTTCCAGTGGAGGAAATATTTTAGACTTCGAACAAGTAGGCACTATAAAACACGGAATGGCTACAGCAAAATTTAATACAGCAATAACTTTACCTTTTGGAGGGTTCCCTGGAACTCGAAGCTTTAGATGATTCAAGACTTTATACATGAAATAGAACCCCATTTTTTTAGAGAATACCCAAAAGAAGCTTGCGGAGTCTTAGCAGTACAAAAAGGAAAAGCTAAGTGGATTCCTTGTACAAATATAGCTCAAGACGATGATGATTTTTTATTTGACTCAAAAGAGTATCTTAAAATTTCTTTAACTTCAGATATTATAGGAATTATACATAATCACCCAGATGCAAGTTCAGAGCCAAGTGACTATGATATTAAAAATTGCAATGCACTAGGTATACCTTACTATATATTTTCTTACCCGGATATGGAACTTAGTATTCTCACTCCAGAAAGAAATGTAACAGAACTGTATGGTAGAGAATATTCTTTTGGAGTTGCAGATTGTTTTGAAGCAATGAGGGATTACCTAATTACACAAAATATTGAAATTCCTCCTAGAATACCTTTTGAAGACAACTGGTTTAATAAAGACTTAGATTATTTTTGCCCTGATGTAATAAAAGAATGGGGAGGCCAAGAAATTTCTTTAGATAAAATACAAAAAAACGATGTTCTTACTTTTTGTGTTCAATCAAATGTTGCAAATCACTGCGGAGTGTATTTAGGGGCAGACTCTTTTTATCATCATGCAGTAGAACGTCTTTCTTGTAGAGAAAATTTATATCCTTTTTGGATAAAGTATTTAGATAGAGCATATAGATATGTTGCGTAACGCTTACTTACATGGAGAGCTTGGGGATAAATTTGTTCCTCATTTTCAAATTGATTGCGATACTCCTGCAGATGTATTCAAATGTCTAAGCGCAAACTATCCAGATTTTACACAGTACTTTACTCAAAAAGCAGATGAAGGAGTAGGATATCACATAGAGGTAGCAGGAGTAGAGTTAGAATACGCAGAAGAACTATTAATGGATATAAAAGAGGGAGATATAATTATAACTCCTGTTCCAGCAGGATCCAAGGGTATAGGAAAAATTATAGCAGCTATTGCTATAGTTGTAATTATGGCTAAAATGGGAGGATTTGTATTTTTTGGTAATTCTGCCATCTCTTTTGGAACTGCACTAGGAGCTTCGGCGTCTACCGTAATGGGCAAAATAGCTATAGGTTTTGCGGCCAATTTAGCAATAGCGGGCGTACAAGAAATGATGGCACCAGACCCTTCTGTAGATACACAAGCAAACGATGAGGCTTACTTATTTAATGGTGCCCAACAAAATATTGAATCAGGAGATCCAGTTCCAGTGCTGTATGGTAGACTAAAAGTTCCGGGACAACCTATAAGTTTTGAAATAATAGGGGAGACAGCAACTCAAGGATTCGGAATCATGGGGTTAGATGGAGAAAGCGTAGGCGGATCTTCTTACAGTGTTTTAAGCACCTCTAAAGATTTTGAGTTTTCAAAGTCAGCATAAGCATAGGAGATAATTAGTGTCATTCGGTGGGATAGGAAGATGGAACGGGCTGCCTCTTTGGGTGCAGCCCGGTAGTACTCAAGGAGCCTCTAGTACAGAACAAGTTATAGGTATTACTGATATAATCTCAGAAGGGCCAATCGCAGGCTTAGTAAAGGGAGGGGGCAGTATTTTCTTAAATAATGACTCTTTATTTACTGATGAAGAGACTATATTTGCATCCACCGTTGGATTAACTACTAGCTCTATTCACACTACCGGAAGCGGTCATAATATACGTATAAATGATTTTGATAAAAAGACTTTTGATTTTTCTCCTGCCCAAGAAGAACTAAGAACGTCAAAAAGATTTATTTGTATTCATAATCATAGAGAGTTTTCAGAGCCAGAAGGAGGAGTTTCCAATACTAACGATGAGTATACATTTAATGCGACAGAAAGCGGACCTATAGGCGGATATGCACAGCCTGCCGGATTTAATATAGTAATTGATGGGGACTTTTCTCTATTTCCTAACGCAGCTGTAGTAGATCTAAGAAACTTTACACTACAAAATATTACGGATAGCGATGGTCTTGTAACTTTGCACGATCGATCTTCCGATAGAAAATTAACAGGATTTCCTGTAGCGATTAATACCAATAAAAATAAGCTAACTGTAAAAGTGCTTCTTTCAAATTTGGATAACCATCCTTGGATTAGTGAAACAACTACACATTCAAACGGAAATGTAAGTAACAATATAAAAATAAAACTTTCTATTTTTAAAAGCATTCAATCAATTAGTGGGAATATTATCACACTAGATACTCAAGTTGGAATTTTTGCAAATAAAAGATTTAGTCTCACAAAGCCTCAATATGAGGATGGCTCTTCTTCAAATTCTTATAATAGAAAAATAAGATCTTCTACTTATCAATTTGCCCCTGGAATAAAAGATCAAGCTCCTTTAAAAACTTTAGCAGGAACTCCCGGCTCTAGTACTGTTGCTTTGCCGGCACTTCCTCAGCTTGAGTTAGGAGTGGTTGAAACTATAACTCATACTGGAGCTCAAGCAGGGGAAATTGATGAAATGCAGCTTCTTTTTCGGTACAATAACGGTTTATATACAATAAATACCGAAAGTGGAGATAAAGAAGCTGCAGGTGCAGGCTATGTAATTAAGCTAGAAATTCAAACTGGTATTTCTGGTGGAACTATTACTTGGGAAGATCAAGGATTCCTTCAAGGTAATATGGAAATGACCACAGGAGCCTATAGTCTACGAAATCAATTAAAAAATGGATATGATGGAGTTAGCGGAGGAGACTCAGGCTCCCCTGTAAATTTAGAACAAATAAAATTTGATGGGCCGAGCGGCCCTAACACAGATGTATTAGTAGAAGGAACTCCTATTTTTGGTCATGGAGGAAAGCATATTGGTCCAGTATCTTTTACTCATACTATTAACTTAGAAGAATTTCAGCCTTATAGCGGATTTAGACTTAAAGTATGTAGAATTACTGCAAGCCAAAATACCACTGATAATGCCTTTGGACGGGCACATACTTGGGGAAATAGAGATCAAAGAACTAAACTTGGCTATAGAGGAAGCGATGTAGATAAATGGCAAGCTATTCAAGCAGGCGGAATTAGCGGTGCTTTTGGAATTATAAAAGAAAAACTTAATTTTCCTTATACTGCTTTAGCAAATGTAACTTTTAGTAGTAAACAGTTTGATAGTGTTCCTACTCGAATGTATGAATGCTATGGCATGCTTGTACGTGTGCCCTCAAACTATACCACGAGAGAAGAAGTAGGGGCTGTAGGTACTCCTGCCGCAGGAACTTTAGAAGAAAATGGAGGTTTACCTTCCCCCCATAGATTATATAGCGGACTTTTTACAGGACAATTTCGAGAAGAAAAAGTATGGACGGATAATCCTGCATGGGTATTTTTTGATATTCTTACAAATAATAGATATGGTGTAGGAGAGTATGTACAAGTTTCTGATATTGATATTTACTCTTTATATAAAATTGCAAGATATTGTGACGAGCTCGTACCCGACGGAAAAGGAGGAGTAGAACCACGATTTAGAGCAAATTTATATCTTCAAAAAGCTACAGATGTATATAAAGTAATAAAAGACATGGCTACTATTTTTAGAGGCATGCTTTACTGGATGGACGGTCAACTTACTCCTGTAATTGACGAGGCGAAAGCTCCTACCTATACCTTTAATAGAGCTAATATAATAGATGGTGCTTTCAGCTATGAGCAAACAGGCAGTAAAACACGAACAAATCAAGTTGTAGTACAGTGGAATAATCCAGAAAATGATTATAAGCTTGAACCTTTATTTGTAGAAGATAGAGAAAACATTGTTAAAACAGGACAAGTTGTAAAGTCTGAGTCCGTGGCTTTCGGATGCACTTCTGAAGGGCAGGCGATTAGATATGGAAGATGGAAGTTATGGACTGCTCTAAATCAAACAGAGGTAGTTTCTTTTAATACTGCAATAAATGCTGCTTTTATTTCTCCGGGTGATATTGTAAATATTCAAGATAATCATGATTATGGATTTTCTTTTGGGGGTAGAGTTTCAAATGCAAGTTTTTCAGGGGGAAATACTACTTTAACTCTTGATCGAGATATTTCTGTAGATCCTGAAACTGGAACTGATACAAATATAGGAAATGCCGGAACTTATACTCTTGCACTTTTGGTAGCAGAAAGAAAAGTTATTGCAGCAAAAGACTGTAAAATTTGGGATACTAGTACTAATCCAGCAGCATATAAAAACTTCAAGAAAGGAGATGTTGTAACTAAGTGGTGGAATGGTACTACTCAAAAAGAGGTTGATAGCCCGACTGGTTGGAGCAATGATGAATTTGAGCAACATACGGCAGATGCTTGGTCTGCTCCCACCACTATTAGTAATACTCCTAACAATGACCAGCCAGTTCCTTTACATTTAGAATACGCAGATGCTCACAGAATACAAGAGGTAACTTGTACAGCAGATGATCCAAATGGTAATGTTTTAACAATACAAAATCCTGCTAGTGTTCCTGTATTTGGAAGTCAAGCAGAAGCAAACAGAGTTGTTGAAGGGGGTATTTGGGCTCTTAAAGATGAAAACGAAACAGTAGCCTCTTATAAAACTTATAAAGTTTTAAATATTGTTCATGAAGATGACAATAACTACGCAATTACAGCAGTTGAATATTTTGAGGCAAAGTTTGATATAATTGAAACAAACTTTACTACCGCACTTCCTGATCCTTTATTCCCAGTCGAAGATCCTGGTAGCGTCTTGCCCGTGCCTACAGGCCTTCGAGTATTTCGTTCTCCTCGAGCTGCAGACCCAGGAGAAGAGCTAGTTATAAAATGGGAGCCCCCTGTGGGGGAGTATGCAGAAACTGTATCAGGATATTCTATCTCTTGTAACATTCCAGGAATATTAGAAGAAGAAACCACAGCAGAAACCTATAAAGAATTTAGTAAAGTTCCTGATGGAAAATATACTGTTTCTATACAAGCGTATTCTACAACAGGCAAAAAATCTCGACCTATTTCAATTACTTTTTTTGTATATGATGTATACGGAGGAACAGCAGAAAGATATAAGTACGTTTTAAAAGGGGGAAAGGTTAGCGCACCCTCGGTAGTTACTAATGATCCGACATCAACTCCCAAAAATTTAAGATTTAGATTTGAACAAGATCCTTTATATATTCTTTCCAATAATGACACTTCTACTGTAGGAAAAGAACTTAGTCTACTAGGGGGTACTGGACTTGACTATAGTATATTAGGAGATTTTGCCGGCTCCCCTTGGTTTGGCGAAGAGCAGATTGATAAAACTGAAGCGTATGTATTTCTACGTAATTATAAAACAACACCTAATCTTCGACTAATAAATTATGTGCAAGACAGTGTCTTAGGACTAGATTATTGGTATGATCAATCTTTAGCTACCCAAAAACGTTATAACGATAATGAAGTTTTTAATCATTTTCCTAATAATCCTAATATATGGGATCAGCAAAATGGGCAAGTCACACTAGAAAGCGGGTCTCCTAAAGTTACAGGAGCAACCACTGCTTTCTTGTCTCAATACTCTCCCACAAATGTAATAAAATTCAATGATGGCATGGCCGCAAAAGTAGCCTATGTAGAAGATGATACATGCCTATATATTGATAGAGTATTTACTTTTAAAACTCATTCAATAACTGCTGCGCAGGTTCTAACAAGTGGAAATGTCGGAAATGTTAAGTATACAGCACCGGGACATGATTTTGTTGTAGGAGATTATGTAACCATTGAAGGTATGAGTACCTCTGATTTTAACTCAAATCAGACAACTCATCATTCAAAGTTTAAAATCGTTGCAGTACAGTATAACCAATATAATGATGCAGGAAGTTTAACAACTAATGGCTACTTTGAAACGGGTCCACGACTTGGTTCTAATAACCAGTCTCTTACTGGATCTTCAGCAGTAAATACAGGCGCTAACGCAACTACTGCTATTGGAAATGGAAAAACTGGAAACGATGCTGTTCGTTCAAACCACTTTAAGGATGAACTAAGTGTAGATTATTCTCGAGATTTTTTAATAGGAAGAATTACTAGTACAGGAACATTTACTAATTACTGTACTTTAGACCCGGATATTGGCAGGCCAAGAGCAGTTGTTCTTGATTCTAATTTTTCTACTCTTAACTATAATACTGTAGGAGCTAGCGGAGGGACTATAACCAATGAATTGCAAAGTCCTTACACAGATCTTACTTTAACTGGCGTAGCAATTGGTTTTGAAGCCCCTCAATTTAAAGTAACAGGGAACTTTTTACCAAATTCAGCGTATAGTGAAGATACTGCATTTGCTGATGTTACTAATTTTGCCACCGGACAATTTACGAAACAAATAGCAGGTGCTTCTTCAAATTCAAATGAAGTACCCGCATTTTCTTCTCTCCCTTTAGAATTTTCAGTAATTGTTCGTGAAAAATTTGATCCTGATAATACGGCGAAGCAAGTAACTCAAACAATTAAAATTTTTGGTGTAAAGGATGGAGCTTCTGGCACAGAAGGCAGAACTGTATCTGTACTTGGAAATGACAGTTCAGTAGTTTATGATGATACAAATGCTAATCCAAATCCTAGTTCAATAGTATTTACAGCTAAAGCATTTAATTTTCCAACTGATGCATTTATACAGTTTAAAGATCATACAGGAACTGTTTTACAAGCTTATTCACAAGTTGATTCAAATGGCGAAGCAACTTATACTTTAGATGCATCTTCAGTTTCAGACTATGCAAACGCACGGCCCAGTCCTGATAATCGACCAAAATCTATAGAAGCAGAAGCGTCCTTAAATGTAACGCCTAAAGTTGCATCCGCAACTGATAGTACTCCTATTCTTTACATAACAGATAATTCAACTGGGCTAAATGTAAACTTTCCAAATAATACTTACCCAATCGACTCTGCAAGTGACGGGACTATTTCAACCTCTACTCTTTCCGGCTCCGGTGGAGCTATGGAAGTATTCATAGGAAACCAAGTAGGAAAGTATGTAGGTACAAATAATGGCACAGCAAATAAAGATAATGCTATTAATTTAAGTCCTGGTGAGTGGTATATTTCGGACGTACAATCCTCTGATGCCGATTTAACTGCAGGAGTAATTACATATAGTGGAGGAGCAAATGGTAATCAAATTATTACTATTGCTGATGCTAGTTTTAATACTCAAGGAAGTCTCAATAATTCCGAAACAATCACTTGGACTATAACCGGCGCGGATTCTTCTTCAACGACTCTCACTACTAACGTTCAACAATCTTTGTTCAAAAACAAACCTGGGCCGACGGGTCTTTCAGTAACAGGAGACAGCGGCGCCGACGGGTTTACAGTATCTGGGGGCCAGACTTATCACTTATTTGTTGCAAATACAAGTGGTATAGTTTCTGCTGCTGAACAAAGTGCCTTTAGTACTGGATTTGTAGTAAAGAAAGGAGACACAACTTTTAACTTTGCCAGCAGCGGTACTACGGCTGAAACTTACGGTATACTTATTCAAAATGAGACTAATTGTTCTGCAAGTGTAAATTCAACCACGGGACAAATAGTTCTAGACTCGAATTCAAATATATTTACAAGCGGAGCTGTTACTAGTGCTTCTTTTGATGCAGTAATTCAAGATAGAGGAGACGGAAACTCTACCATCACCCTTTATACAATAAGATTTGAGAAAGTAAATTCAGTTTTACGATCTGGAGGAGGTTTCTCATTCTCAGGTGTGGGAACCTCTACCGCCAATAACTGGGCAAGCTCTTCGCTGACAGATACCACTGCAAGAGAAGCGGCTTCTAGAGTTATTGGTGTAATTAATTCAAGTGGTGTGCAAACATCAACAGGAGCTTCTCCAGATGGTCATCTTGCTCCAAATGATAGAGTCACTTTTATTCAAGGAACAACTGTAGCAACTCGAATTTATGTAGGCTCTCGAACAAATCAAACAAGTAATGTGTCTGCATCAAGTTGGAGTACAGTCGTAACTGAAGAAATTGACGGAAGCTTGCTTGTAAATGGAACTGTATCTGCCGAGACTCTTGCAGCAAATACAACTATTTCTAAGGATATTAACGTTGGAGAAAGATTAACAGTCGGAACGTCAGGAAGTGAAGCAGACGGAAAAATTCATAGTAGACTGAAAAGCAGTTTTGCTAATAGTAATGACGGTTTCTACTTAGATGGATCCGGTAACTTTGTAGTAGGAAACAACAGTAATTTTATAAGATTTACTCCCGGAACCGGAGCTAATGCTGGTTTTTCAATGGGAGGTAATGCCACAATTCAAGGAGACCCAGGCGTTGGAATTGCAAGCGCATCCTTTGATTCTAGCGGCACGTTAATACTTACTACTGATCAAACCCCCGCGCAGACAATTACAGTTACAGGAGGAGCTGCCAGAACAAAAGTAGTAGCGATATATGCAACAAGTTCGAATGGAGCTAATCAAAGCTACACTCAAAGCACTAGAGAATTTGTAACCTTCTTTGAATACACAACTGCAACTACGCCGCAGCTTCCAGTTTCAGGGCAAACTTTTATAAAACTTACAGGTGATGACGGTGATGACGGGGGCGGAGTACAGCCAATTTATGCAACAAGTTCTTCGGGTACAAATGCAAGTCTTACTCAAAGCACCAGAACTTTTGTAAATTTTTATGAGTATACCGGAGGCAATAAACTTACTAGCGATAGTCAAATTCCTAATGGATTAACATATGTAGAAGTTGAGGGAACCGGCACCCCGGGGTCTTCTTTTATTACTCACGTTACTTCGGGCAGCTTAAATACATCGAGCCAATCCGCTCTTAACACAGCTTTTGCAGCAGAGGCAAGCAGATCTGCTATAGCTAACGATATATTAATTGTTGTTCAGGGTGCATCAGGCTCTGAAACTTCATCCGCCCATAGATATAACGGCAGTAGCTGGGTTTCGGCCGCTCTATTTATTACAGGGGATACGATTGTCGATGGAAGTATTACTGCAACGGAATTACAAATTTCTAATAGTGGTAGTGGCAACGAAGGAATATTTATGGATGGTAGCGCAAATACCGGTCCAGTTATAGAAATACGCGACGGAACTAACCTTCGTGTAAAACTTGGTAGGTTAAACTAAAATAATTACCCTCTAAAAAATAACTCTTGACATTTCATGTGAGGATTGATATAATCATTTTAACTTGTAATAAAAGCCTCCTCTAGGAGTACGTTAAAGTAAATGGATATAATTCAAGTAGTAAAAGGAGACACAGGACCACAGCTAAAAGCGACTGTGACTCGCTCAGATACTGGAGAGGCTTTTGTAGGGTCTGGCACTATAAATTTACGTATTCGTAAAAAAGCTACGACCACAATACTAGCAACTATTCCTTTAGACACCGTTACCTCTAATCTAGCAGCAGGACTCTTAGTCTTTCCTCTTTCTAGTTTCTTGGCGCCTTCAAGCGGCACGGGGCCAGAAGAAGGGTTTTATGAAGCAGAAATTGAATTTACTCTTGCAAATGGAGAGGTAATGAGTGTTTTTGAGTTAATTGATATAAAAGTCAGAGACGATTTTGGATCGTGAAAAAGAATTTAATACTGTTTGGAGCAAATGCAGGAAATACTCCTGTACTGAAAAAAACAACTTTAACAACTCCGGACTTAGCAACTCGAAAAACTAATACTGCGGTATTCTTTTCTTTGATAGAAGATTCTCCTAAACTAAAAGAGGTGGGGTCCAATCAAATAAATATAGTGATCTAAATGGCTGATTTTGATATAAAAGTGTTGTTGGCCCAAGCAAAAGATGATCCTAGATTTCAAAACATTACTACAAATGGGTTACGAATGGGATCTACAGCCCTATCAAATGACCCGATTGTTTCAGGAGTAGATGGAGGCAATGCGCCTCTTTTGTTTAATGTACAATCAAATACTCCAAGTTTATTTGATATTGCAATAGATATCTTTATAATTCTTCAAGAGGAAATTGCAAATACCGTAACTCTAGCAGATGTTGTAAGTACATTACACTCAAAGAAATTAGTAAATTTTGTAAGTATAAAAGACTTATTGGATACAAAGCTTTCCACCCTTAAACAAGAATCAATAGAGGCTATTTCAAGGTTTATAATCGAACAAGAAAAAGCAATAGCAGATATATTTAAAATTAGTGATAATGTAGATGATGTTATATATTTGCAAAATAGAAACTTTAAAGAAATTATAAATGCAATTAACCATGTTGCTAAAGAACAAAAGTTAATTATGCATAGAGGGATAGGGGGAATCGTACGATATCCCTTAGCAGACATAGCAATTGCAATGTCTCACCCAGTAACTCAGGGAGGCGCAAATAATTTACAACAAGGATTGAAACCAAGAGGTGATTTTGGTACTGGATATACAGCGAATACTTGGCCTTTAAATGATGCAAAATGGAATTACTGGGAATATCAGTATAGAGGTAATGGAATTTTTAGCTCAAGCGGCCCATATGGAAACAACTACTATACATTAAGTCCGTATTTTATTCCATCAAACGCTCCTGCATTTGTACCTATTAGTGCTCAAGGGGCTTCGCTGACACCAAGATGGTCTTTTTTTACAAACGACTGGTATGACTGGGATAAATACATGCCAGAATTAAAGTACCAGCTTGAAAATTTTTACCCTAGCGGCCAGCTCGGTATAACAGGTTCTTATGTTTATTGGTGGATGCCGGGGTATTATAGAGCATTTGCCCCAATTATTGTAGTAGGAAATCAAACTTGGAGCGGACCTTCAATATTTGCAGCAAGTCCTTTAGAGTACAGCAAAGATACAGGAACTCCACTAGAGCACTTAAATATAGGCACAATAAGATTTGCTGAAATTTTTGATACTGGCAATTTTAACTTGCCTAAGAGTGCTGGAAGTACTATACAAAGTGGCGGATTTGGTTTCCAAGTAAATTTAGCAAATTTTTTGCGAGAGCTGACAGCAGAAAATACTCCGGTTTTAGCAAATATAGAAAATGCAAAAACAGAAGATTTTAAAGGAGCACTAGTAAAAATAGTTTCTGAAATAAAAGAAATAAAGAAACGGTCTTTCCAAAGGCCCAAAGAATTATTAAATGTTTTGTCAGAGGCTCTTATTCCAAAAGGAAAATTTCTACCAACAGAAAAAGTAGACTTCGAAGAAGTAATAACTTTTGCCCAGTCTATAACATTAAGCCCCCAAACATTTAAAGTAGATGATGAAAAGCACCCTGATAAAATAGGAAAAGGGCTATTAGAACTACTAGTACAAAAAGAACACGTACTTACCCCAAAAGTAATTTTTTTACTTACAAAATTCTTTAGTTCTGACAGGCAAAAATTGAAAATAACTACTGCACTATCGAATCAAAAAGTAAAACTTTTAGACAAGCATAGTAAAGGTATAGGAGTAGGAAAAAGGTCTGAAAATATTGAAAGCTTTAGTCATCTTATTGATTCTCCTGCAGAAACAATTATTAAAGGTGAGCGAGTATCGACTAGCACAGAAAAACAAAAGAAAGTTGTAAAACCTCTGCGTGAGGGTATTGATCTTTCTGACATAGAATTTTTCAATATGAATAGGGCTTTATTTGAAATATTTGATTTAAAAGATCCTGTACTTACTCCAGCTAAATCTAGGGTAGAATCAGATAGAGTACTGTTACAAAGTACAGAAGCAAAAGATGTAACTAAACCTTTATCTGAGGGTGTAGATCTTTCTCATAGAGAAACTTTTGATTCAATAAAATCTTTATTTACTGATAACGGAGCCTTTAGAATAAATACTGTAAACCCTACAAAAGCACGAGTAGAAAGCGATAAAGTTTTATTAAAAAGTTTTACAGATATAATTAGACAGTTTGAACTGCTAGACAAGGCAGATTTTGATGCTCGCAGACTTAATAAAGATATTGAAAAAATTATACATCATGCATCAAAAAGTAGTACACAGGATATAACATTAGTAACTGCAAACTCTTTAATTCATGGAGAAGTACTGGGTATAATAAGCAGAGATAGAGACGCGGGAGGAAGTGGCGATGTATTTTTTACTTTTAAGCCCGCTTTTAGAAAAGACAAAATAGATGTAGACGATGAAAAAGTTGTAAAAGATGTAACTAAACCTTTATCAATAGATTCTGCCGCAACAAAAGAAGTTTTAATGCAAAGAGCAAGAGCAAAAATTATAGGAAATAAAGCATTTGTAGATGATATTATTTTTGCATTTAAAATGGGAAAAGGTATTAAAAACGATAAAATAGCCGTAGATGATGAAGAAGTTATAAAAGATTTAGAAAAGCCTTTAAAAACAATTGGAGATTTAAAAGATTTCTTTTTAACTGCTCCTGCAAGCATTGCTATAAAAAGGTCTACTTTTACAACAAATGATGATTTTAACCCTTGGGTCATGAATAAAATTATACATGAACTAGATTTGACCGCACAAGATTTAGTGCGAAAAAAATACCTCCCAAGAAGAAGTATTGATAACGTTCTTCAATCCTCTGAAAAAGGAGTCGCCTTTATTAGAGATGAAGAATATACAAAAGGCCCATATTTTTTACAACCGTATGTTGCCGCAATACCCCCTGGCAGGTCACGCCAATTTTAAAGGAGAAATTAAATGTATTTAGACGATTGTCGATTAAAAGGTGTTGTGAACCTAGTCCTTCGTGATGCAGACGGAAAGGTAAAGCAACATAAAACTATACGAAATAAAGTAACTCGTGCAGGTATCGCTCATATTATCGGTCGAATGATTGATGATGGGCAAGATCGTGGAGGTTTACATAAGATGCCCCGAATGATGAGCCACATGGCAATCGGAATCGGAGCCGCCGCACGAAACGATCAAAATACTTACGAAGCATTAGATTTTGATTCTTTGCCGAACAATATTCCCGGAGTAACAGATACTGGTTTCAATGTTGGTACTGCTCCTACAGTGTCTTCTAGAAAGAGGGCAGCGATTCCCGCATCTTATGATAAAATGCTTCAAGATGAAAGAGGGTTTCGAGTTCAGCTAATGAAAGACACTACTCTTGCCACTGATTATGCTACTTTACAAAATCAAGCACTAGCACAAGCAACTGATGCAAATAGTGCCGCAGTTCCTATGCATGCAACAGAAAACGGAAAAAGTGTTATTCGATTCGAAACAGGAAGCGGAGGAAACCCAAGTACTTTAAGTAAGCTTCGTGTAGGTCTACAAATTAGTGGTATTGCTGCTACAAGTGATGGGTCTACTCCTAACTCTAATGCTACGAGTGCTCAGCTCGCTAGCCCATTAAAAATTGAAGCAATTGAAACAGGTATTACAGAAAGTTCTTCTGCTAGTAAAATTACTTTAAGTGGTGCACTTCCAGGAAGTCATACTCCTGCAAGTAACTCCACAAAAGTTAATGTTGATATAGACTATGTAGATCGTATTTCTTTGACTACTTACAGTACCAATTCTTTGATGCCAAATCATCCCACAACTGAGAGTGTCAAGTCAGTTTTTCAGCCTAATGGAACTGCTACTACAACCAATCCTGGTATTATGGGGCCTTTCGGGGCAGCTCAAGCACGAGGTAATACTTTTACCTCAACAAATCCTTATAAAGAAAATGGAAAAGGATTGCTTGGTATTACTCGCGGTCAGATTGGTGCTTTTTATGAAAGAGAAATCGAGTATAATATCGAATTACTTAATACAGATACTAACGGACTCCCACTAACTACTGGTTTTGGAACTTCTGGTATCGTGACTACTGTAGATGAAGCAGCCTTTGCAGTTTTAGATGGAACTACTTCAGCTGACTCAACTTCTATAGCAAGATTTCCTTTCTTAGGAGCTGAAGAGGACAAGCCTTCAGGAACGACCGGAGTTATTGCAGCAGGATCTACAGCAAATAATCCAACTACACGAGGAACAGAATTCGTTCAATTTGGAACAGCAGTAGATGGTATCTTCCAAGGAGCCTTAATAGGTTCTAGCATTATTGCAGACGGCAAAAACACACTGCCAGAAGGGTACCCCGAAGAAGAAAATGATTATGGTCAAATCGGAGGGCTGACAGTAACTGGAACAGGGGGTGAAGCTATTGCTCGATATAACACTGCAGTTAAAGATTTTGTAAAGTATAATCCTGCAGCTTCTTATGCTCCAAATGCGGTCGCGGGCGCAAAGAAAAATGGCGACAGAATTGTATATGTTGCTACTTTTAAAGAGAATAACCCTCGCCCAGAAGTAGACTATAAAAAGATTCATCAAACTTCGAATGATGTAACGAGAGCTCCTCAAAATCGAGTTTATCCGATTACTGAAGCGGGAATCTTTAATAAGCATAGAGCAGACCTAGGTATTTTTGATGTTGCCGACCGCGCGTACACTACTCCAACTGATTCAGTTGTAAATGAACTGGCTCATATTGATTCTCGAACTGGATTAGTAGCTCCTACTAGTGGAACTCAACTTACTCTTACTGCAAATGGAGATACTAATATTGGTCCTGTAGATGGAGTTTTGACTTCTCAAGGTAAAAGCATTTCAGCACACGCGTACGGTTTTACTCAAGGGCCTATTTCGCAAACTATGCTTTGCCGTACAACTTTTGACCCCGTAAACAAAGCAACAGCAGATACTCTGCAAATTACTTGGTCTGTACAGCTACAGGACAGTACTATATAATTTAGATGGCTCATTCTCGTACATCTCCCTTATTGCCGGTACCTGCATACGCAGATCCTGCTGATCAATACTCCATTCCGGTCCTCCGGAATGGAATTCAGTATATCTATGATAAACAGGGCGGGGCATTTGGTACGGGCGAGTGGGAGGCACAAGTTAGTAAAAATGTAACTGTTGTTACAAAAGTTACTGACCAGTCGTACGAGCATGAAAATAATCAAACTACAACAGTTCCTCATAAACCGAACGAAGAACTGCTTACAATACCTGAAATTGATACAAATTTTACTTCTCTTAAGAAAGGTCTTGTAGGTCTTGAAAAAGAACTAAAATATTTTACACACGACTTAGATGTAAAGATAGGAAATGCTCAAGGAGCTGCAAATGCTGCTGGCACTACAGCAAATAGTGCAGTTGCTAGTAAAATGTCAATATCGGGGGGTACTTTTTTAGGTCCTATACAGTTAAGCGGTGCCGTATCTATCCCTTTAGGGGATAATAGTCAGTATTTTATACATAGTAACTGGGTACAAACAGAACTACAAAGTCTGAGTGTAGACTTAGCTCCGCGCACTGGGCTCACAAAAAATTTAGGAAGTAGTTCCAACGCTTGGAATAATTTACATATTAAAGGTGATATTCTTCCTGTAGGGAATATAAGCAGCACTTTTACGGACGATAATGGCAATACAATTAGTGTTCGCCCAGCAAATCTTGGAAGCCAAAATCAAGCATTTGATAAATTATTTGTAAAAGATGCAGTATTTTCTGGTAGTACAATCACAATTGGAGAAGCTTCTTTATCTTCAACTTCTGGGGGCGGAGTTCTTTTACCCTTAAATAGTTCCGTAGGAACAGAAGATAATGAAATTCCTGCAAACTTTGCTAACACTCTTATAGAGGAAAGATTTGCTGAAAATGCTACAGAGGTTTTAAGAAAAAATTTCCAAGTATCTGGGCAAGTTTCTTTCTTGGACCCCGTAAAATTATTTTCAAATGGAACAGTAGGAATTGTAAATGCTACAAACGGAACTGAAGGTTTTGTAGGATTTGCTGCGGCAGGAGGAACTGCTCCTAACAGTGTTCCAGTAACTATACACGGACTTATTAATGGTTTTTCAAATCTTACGTCTGGCAGTCTTGTATACTTAAATAATTCTGGTGGAGTTACTCAAACAAAAAGTAGTACAACCATAAAAATAGGTGTAGCAACTTCTACTACTGAAATATTTTTATTTAGTAGCTCTTCTATAGATACTTATGTATTAAACGAGTTAAAAATAGATAGATCAGATTTATCTGTTATTAACTCAACCCCCTCAGGAGATGGCGTTCTAAGCTATAATAGTCTCAGTGGCGTTTTCTCTATGACATTTCCTGACTTGAGCACTTTTGCTACTCAAACTTTTGTTAATAATCAAATAAATACTTTAGTAGATGGAGCTCCAGGAACTTTAGATACTTTAAATGAGCTAGCAGCTGCACTTAATGATAATGAAAATTTTGCAAGTTCTATAACTCAAAGTTTGGTATTGAAGGCTCCTTTGTCTAACCCTGCTTTTACAGGGGCCCCCACTGCACCTACCCCTGCTACAACAAGTAATGATACTACAGTAGCAACAACTGCGTTTGTTAAACAGCAAGCAGGTTCTCAAACTTTAGGCGGACTAACAGATGTAACAATAACTAGTCCACAGCAAAATCAAGTAATCGCATATGATAGTTCTACTAACGCTTTTCGTAACGTAAATCAATCAGGAGTTGGCGGTACTGGAGGTACTGTAAATTTTGTAGTTGATGGGGGTACTGCTACAAGCGTATCTAGTGATGTGATAATATTTCTTGATGGGGGCTCTGCATAATGGTAGCACGAATACAAATAAGACGGGACACTTCAGCAGACTGGACTAGTACTAACCCTACTTTGAGCCAAGGTGAGCTAGGGTATGAAACTAATACTGATAAGTTTAAAATAGGTGATGGAGCAACTACTTGGAATAATTTAGGGTATGTAATTTATACTCCCTCTTTTTCAGATATACTTAGTAGACCAACAACCATAGCTGGCTATGGTATTACTGATGCATTTAGTGGTTCCTTTGGAGATTTAACAGGTAAACCCACTACTCTAGCAGGCTATGGTATTACAGATGCTTTAACGACTGTATCTTTTGCTCAGGTAACAAATAAACCTAGTACTTTATCTGGGTATGGGATTACGGATGCTTTTAATGGTTCTTTCATTGCTTTAACAGGTAAGCCTACTACTATATCTGGGTATGGCATTACGGATGCTTTTAACGGAATCTTTAGTGCTCTTACTGGCAAACCAACTACTATTGCAGGATATGGAATTACGGATGCTTTTAGTGGTGTTTTTGCTGATTTAACAAATAAACCTACAACAGTATCTGGATACGGCATCACCGATGCACTAACAAGCGTATCTTTCGCACAAGTAACAAATAAACCTAATACTGTTGCAGGATATGGGATTACGGATGCTTTTAGTGGTGCTTTTGCTGCTTTAACAGGTAAGCCGACTACACTAGCAGGATACGGTATTACTGATGCTGCTCCTATTGCTTCCCCTAGTTTTACAGGAGTTGCTGCAGCGCCTACTCCAGCACTTGCAACAAATACTACTCAGCTTGCAACTACAGCATTTGTAACTAGTAAAGTACAAGAAGCAGTAGGAACGTCTCAAAAAATATATTTTCAAGATAATGCTCCTACTACTTTCTCCGCATTTGATGAAATTTGGATAGATACTAATTCCGGGGCATTATACAAACAGGTAGCAGGAACAACAATAGCTCCCTTAGACAGTAGATTTGTTTCAAATTCTTCTAGTAGTATTACAATTCCTGCTCAAGGAGCTTCAGATACCAGACTAGTTCTTTCGACAGGACTGCCAACGGGCACTGTAGATATAGACCCTCCTTTATTTTTAGAAGCATTTAGTAGTACAGGAGTAAATGTCCCAACAATTGGAGTAGTTACTTACCACGATAATACTACTCAAGTAATGAACCAAAGTTCTTTTACTCGTTCAAGTGGTAATGCTTTTGATAAAAAAGTAAAAAGTTTTACTTATACTTCTACAGGAACTTCTAATTCTGCTACTTCTCATATTACTTTGACTGTTTCTGGTGTTCCTGAGTGGCAAATACAAGAGTCTCATGTACAAGCAAAAATAGATGCAATAATTGACTCTGCTCCCGGAGCTCTCGATACTCTAAATGAATTAGCCGCAGCAATAAATGATGATGCTAGTTTTGCTTCAACAGTTACTAATAATCTTTCTTTAAAAGCACCTCTAACATCTCCAGCACTCACAGGAACACCAACAGCCCCTACAGCAACAGCAGGTACAAATAGTACTCAAATTGCAACAACTGCTTTTGTAAATAATAAAATTGAATTAACTGATTTAAGTGTTACACAAAACTCATCTTCCGGAACAGGAGCTTTAAGCTATAATAATTCTACGGGTGTATTTTCGTATACTCCCCCTGCAAGCGTAAATTTTGCAAATCTTACAGGTAAACCCACTACTGTAGCAGGGTATGGTATTACTGATGCACTTACTACAGGTGCAGATGCAGATATTGGCAGTAATGATTTTATTACTACAGGCAAAGTTTATTTTGCAAATATGTTTTCACAGGTTGCAAATCTTCCTAGTGCTACTACATATCATGGTATGTTTGCTCATGTACATGCTACAGGTGCTGCTTATTTTGCTCATGGAGGTAATTGGGTACGGCTAGCAAATCAATCAGAAGTATTTAGTGGCACATTTAGCTCCCTTACAGGTAAGCCCACTACACTAACAGGATACGGTATTACAGATGCTGCATCTTTAGCTAGTCCGACTTTTACAGGAACTCCTTCAGGACCCACAGCTACTAGCGGTACAAACACAACTCAGTTTGCAACAACAGCTTTTGTTCAATCAGCAATATCAGGATTTAGTGCTGGAGCAAATGTATCTGTATCTGGTAGCGCTCCTAGCAGTCCTTCTGCAGGGGATTTATGGTTTGATGATGATGCTCTTGTGTTATATGTATATTATGCTGATGGCAGCTCTAATCAATGGGTACAAACTAATCCAAGTTCTATAGACCAAAGTGGTTTTGATGGAGCTTTTAGTAGTTTATCAGGAAAACCTACAACACTTTCTGGTTATGGTATAACAGATGCAGCAACGGCAAACTCTCCTACATTTTCAGGAACACCAGTTGCTCCTACAGCAAGCAGTGGAACAAATACTACTCAGCTTGCAACTACAGCATTTGTACAACAAGAAGTATCTTCAGCAGGAGGGTATAATAATGCAAATGTAGATACTCACTTAAATAAAAGTACTGCGGCAACTGGAGAAGTACTAAGCTGGAACGGTAGTGACTATGATTGGGTATCAAATAGTGGAGCTGCTGCAACCTGGACAGAAAAAACTAGTTCTTATACAGCAGTGGCAGGAAATAATCTAATAGTAGATACTTCTAGTGCAGTTACTATAACCTTACCTACAAGTGCAACATTAGGCGACGAGGTAAGAATTATAGATGGCACAGGAAATGCCGGAACAAATAGTATTACAATAGCAAGAAACGGACATAAAATTCAAGGAGCAACGCAGGACTTAACAGTATCTACTGCTAGAGCTGCATTTGGATTGGTATACTATAACGCAGCCCAAGGCTGGTTATTAACGGAGCGATAATGGCAACTTATTCAAGTATAAGATATGTTTCAGGTAGTGGTGGAGCATCTGTAACTGTATCAGAAACAGCACCTACTAGTCCTAGTGCGGGTGATTTATGGTTTGATCCTAGCGTATTAAAAACTTTTGTATATTATCAAGATGGTTCTTCAAATCAGTGGGTGCAAACAAATCCTTCTGGTAGCGGGTCTGGTAGCGGGTCAGGTGCAGGAGTAACTGTATACGCAAACTTTGCTGCATTTCCTGGTAGCCCTAGCGAAGGAGACTTAGCATACGCAAACGATACAGATGCTTTGTATGTGCGAAAGGGCTCTTCATGGGATAGAATTGATAGCGGAGATGAATCTCCAGTAATTTTAACAGAGCCTCCGACTTCTCAGCAAACACTAACCGGCGGCAGTACTAGCACAGTTACAATGGTAGCTCAAGATCCAGAAGGTTTTGATATTCAATACGGAATTGCATATAAAACTGCAAGTAATGTACGGCCTACTCAATTATCGGCGGATACTACTATTAATCAAAGTACTGGAGTTTATACTTTTACAGCAAGTAATAACCAAGCACATGCTGGAAGCTTTAAAGCTAGATTAAGTGCATCTGATGGAGCAAATACTACAACTCGATTTGTAGATTTTGGTTTAACCTTTGATGTTACTGCAGGAATTTTACTGGTTGCAGGCGGAGGAGGAGGTAATCATTCTGCTGGCGGTGCTGGTGGTGGTGGTGGATATGTTGAAGATGCTTCATATGCATTTTCTTTGGGCACTACATATAATATTACAGTAGGAACAGGAGGAGCAGTTGCAACAGCACAGGATACACTTGGGTCAAGAGGTGGTAATAGTACTTTTGCTACTGGAGGGTCTGATATTTATGTTGCTACGGGAGGCGGTGGTGGCGGTGGTGTAGGTAACTTTACTGGCAGTGATTTATCAACTGCTTTAAATGGAGGCTCCGGCGGCGGCGCTGGTCGAGCTTCAGACGGCCCAGGGTTAGGATTACAGGCTTCATATAGTGGAAAAGGTTTTGGTAATAACGGTGGAGATGATTATTCGAATGAAGGTGCTGGAGGGGGCGGCGGAGCCGGCGGAGCAGGTACAGATGGCACCGCTGCTTTAGGTGGTAATGGTGGAGCTGCAAAACAATCTTCAATTACTGGAGTTGCAACATACTATGCAGGAGGCGGTGCTGGAGGAGGCTATGATGTGAGTATGGGCTCTTATGGAACAGGAGGAGGCGCTAGTGTAGTAGGTAATGGAGGCAAGGGGGGAATCTGGAATAACGGTAGTTTGGTTTCATCCGCAGGAAACAATGGAATTGTAATTATTGCTGCTCAACAGGCCGCAAATACAATTACAGGTACATATAGTCTAAGTACTAGTAGTAGGTCTGGATATTATGTATATACTTTCACAGGCAATGGCAGCATTACGTTTTAAAGTAGGAGTAACCAATGGCATATAATTTTCCAAATAGTCCGAGTAATGGAGATACCGTTACAGTAAACGGTGTTGTCTATACTTATATTTCAGCAGACAATGCTTGGAAAACGGGCACTGGTTTAAGTCCTGCTATACTTAGCAATGGAACTGTTCCTAGTCTTGGTACTGGTATTACTGCAGCAGAAATGAGAACTCTTATTGGAGCTGGAATAAGTAATGTAGATATAAGCTCTATTGCAGGAGATTTAATTCCAGATGGAAATGAAACTCGAGACTTGGGCTCAAGTACAAATAAATTTAAAGATCTACACTTAAGTGGTACAAGTATAAATCTTGGCAACCAAACTATCTCCGCGGATAGTAGTAATATAATTGTAGGTCAATTAAAAATTGGTAGTGGAAATAATCAAGTAACTCTTAGTGGTGGTACAAATAATACTTTACAGATTGGAAATACTGCCGCCTTTAGTGGCGCATTTAGTGATCTCAGCGGTAAGCCAACAACTATATCAGGATACGGAATTACAGATGCATTTGATGGAGTTTTTGCTTCTCTTTCTAGCAAACCAACAACTATAGCAGGGTATGGTATTACTGATGCTCTCACATTAGGAACTTCGGCCACAACTGCACTTGCTGGCAACACCGCTTTATTTAGCGGAGCATTTAGTGCTCTTACAGGTAAGCCTACTACTATAGCAGGGTATGGTATTACTGATGCACTTACATTAGGAACTTCGGCTACAACTGCACTTGCAGGAAATACTGCTTTATTTAATGGCGCTTATAGCTCTTTAACGGGGGTACCTACTACTATAGCACATAAAAATGCAGATATTGATATTGGTAGCAATGATTTTATTACAACAGGTAAAGTTTTATTCGCAAATATGTATTCAGCGCTTTCTGATTTACCTAGCGCTACAACTTATCATGGTATGTTTGCACACGTTCACGCAACTGGAGCGGCATACTTTGCACATGGCGGAAACTGGATAGAACTCTCAAACAAAAGTTATGTAGATACTCAAGTTTCTGCTCTTGTAGATTCTGCTCCTGCAACTTTAGATACATTAAATGAACTTGCAGCAGCACTAAATGATGATGCAAGTTTTTCTACAACAGTTACAAATAGTTTAGCTGCAAAAGCACCTTTAGCAAGTCCAACACTTACCGGTACGCCAGCAGCTCCAACAGCCTCTAGTGGCACAAATACTACACAGATTGCAACAACTGCATTTGTTCAGGCAGCAGTTACAGCAGGTGGAAGCTATAATGATGCATCTGTAGATACTCATTTAAATAGAAGCACAGCGTCCTCTGGAGAGGTATTATCTTGGAACGGCAGTGACTATGACTGGGTGGCACAGTCTGGAGGAGGTGGGGGAGCATCTGTAACTACGTCAGATGCTGCACCAAGTAGTCCCAGTGCAGGAGACTTATGGTACAATACAAATGCTGGTGGTTTGTTTGTATACTATACTGATGCAAATTCTTCTCAATGGGTAGAAATTGTAGGTAAAACAGGAGCTACAGGAGCTACAGGAGCTACAGGAGCTACAGGTGCTGCTGGTGCTGCTGGTGCTGATGGGTCTAGTGCTGCAATAACTCGTTATGCTAATGTTGCAGGTTTTCCAGGAAGTCCAACTGCCGCTGATTTGGCTTATGCAAATGATACGAATACTTTATACTTATATAATGGCACATCTTGGGAAGTAGTAGCCTCTGGAAATGACGAAAGTCCTGTAATTACTACTGAACCCCCTACAAGTACACAAGCACTTTCAAACTCAGGAAGTACTAGCACAGTTACAATGACAGCTCAAGATCCCGAAGGATTTGCTATTAATTATGGTATTGCATATAAAACAGCAAATAATGCTTTACCTTCTCAGCTTGCTTCCGCTCCTTCTATTAATCAAAGTACAGGAGTATACACTTTTACTCCTAGTAGTAATTCAGCTCATGCAGGCAACTTTCGAGCTCGCTTAAGCGCCTCTGATGGAGCAAGAACTACAACTCGTCTAGTGGACTTTAGTTTAGCTTTCACCGTATTAGTAGAATACTTAGTTATCGGCGGTGGCGGGGGTAGTGGAGCCGGATCAGCTGCTGGAGGTGGTGGTGGAGCTGGTGGTTACCGTACTGCTACAGGATTTACGTTACAGCCCGGCACGGCCTACTCAATTACTGTAGGGGCGGGAGGCGCAGGCAGTACAAGTCCTGATAATAATAATGGAACGAATGGAAGCGACTCTGTATTTGGAAGTATAACAGCTGTAGGTGGAGGTGGTGGAGCCGGTACAGGCCCTGCGAGTGCTTCGTACGCTGGAAATGGATTAGTAGGTGGCTCAGGTGGTGGTGGTCGTTATGGGGGTACTGGTGGTGCAGGTACTTCTGGACAAGGGAATGCGGGCGGTGCGTCTACAAATGGCGGTGCTAGAGGTTCAGGTGGTGGTGGTGGTGCAGGCGCTGCTGGTACAGATGGCGGTACAGGCACTACAGCGGCAGGTTCAGGAGGTGCTGGTTTAGCTTCCTCTATAACTGGTACTTCTGTAACTCGCGCAGGGGGCGGAGGTGGTGCTACTTGGAATTCCCAAACGTACACTAATGGTGGCGCAGGCGGAGGTGGTAATGGCGGAGCTTCTGCATCAGCAGGCACCGCAAATACTGGCGGAGGCGGAGGTGGTAATGGTAGTAGTGTTGCTGGTCAAGCCGGTGGTTCTGGTGTAGTAATTATTGCAGCACAACAAGCAGCATCTTCTGTATCAGGAACTTACAGTGTAGATACTAGCGGCAGATCCGGATGGCATGTTTATACATTTACAGCAGGCACTGGTAGCATAACTTTTTAAGGAGTAAAGAATGGCAACAGATTTTCCAAATAGCCCCGCCAACGGAGCAACTCATACTTTTGGAGGAAATACTTATACGTATAACTCTACAATGGGGGCATGGACCGGTCCGGCCGGAGGGTCGGGTGGCGGAGCATCTGTAACTGTATCAGAAACAGCTCCCACTAGTCCTTCTGCTGGAGATTTATGGTTTGACCCAAGTGTACTAAAAACATTTTTATACTATCAAGATGGTTCTTCAAATCAGTGGGTTCAAACAAATCCTTCTGGTAGTGGTGGTAGTGGGGGAGCATCTGTAACAGCATCGGATACTGCTCCCTCCTCTCCAAGTGCAGGAGACTTATGGTATAGGTCAGATACAAGTGCATTATATGTATACTATAATGATGGAGACTCAAGTCAATGGGTTGGTATATCTGGACCTGCTGGAGCTACTGGGGCTGCGGGGGCCGCAGGAGCTGCTGCTACTGGATATGGACAAGTTCCAATTGTTTACACTGAGCCGCCTACAGCTCATGCTTTGAATAACGATGGTAGTACTAGTACAGTACAAATGCAAGCAGTGGATCCGGAAGGAACATCAATTACTTACGCAATTGCATATGCAAATGCTACAAATGCACGACCAAATCAACTCGCAGCAGATACAACGATAAATCAAAGTACGGGTACTTTTACTTTTGATCCTTCTACAAATAACGCTCATGCAGGAAGTTTCAAAGCACGGCTAAGTGCTTCAGATGGAATTACTCATGCTACTCGTTTCGTAGATTTTAGTTTGGCATTCACTCATACATTACATTGGCTTGTAATTGCTGGTGGAGGCGGAGGCGGTTCTTCACTTCCTGCCTATGCAAATGGTGGTGGTGGAGGTGCAGGAGGCTATCGTGCTTCTTGGAACAATGAGGCTTCTGGTGGAGGAGGCTCCGCAGAGGCAGCAATAGTAGGTTCTCCAGGTAATGTATATACAATTACAGTAGGAGCAGGAGGTACTGGAGCAACTGCTAGTGCTGTAGGAACAGATGGAGCAGACAGTTCTTTAGCAAGAACTACTGGAGCGTCAATGACCACAATTACATCAGTGGGAGGCGGTAAAGGTGGTTTTGCTAGTGGAAGTGCAGGAGGTAATGGAGGTTCCGGAGGTGGTGGTAACCATTATCAAGGCACAGCAGGAACTGGAACTGCAAATCAAGGCTATGCCGGAGGTACTGCAGGTGGTGCGCCCTATGGAGGAGGCGGTGGTGGTGGAGCCGGTGCTGTAGGACAGAATGCTCACGTTAATTCTTATAGCGGGGGTAATGGTGGTGCCGGTGTAGCTTCTACAATCACTGGATCTTCTGTTGAAAGAGCTGGTGGTGGCGGTGGTGCTTCCGCAGGTACAGCTAGTGGAGGCGGTGGTGCAGCTGCAACTTCTCCAGGAAATGGTACTGCAGGTACTGCAAACACTGGAGGCGGTGGTGGTGCCGGAGGTATTACTGGAAGTCAAAATGTTACAGGTGCTGCTGGAGGTAGCGGTGTAGTTATTATTCGTAGCTCTACACAGGCAACATCAACTACGGGCTCTCCTACAGCAACAACAGTAGGCAGTGACTATGTATACCAATTTAATGCAAACGGTACCATAACTTTCTAAGGAGTAAAGAATGGCAATAAATTTTCCAAATAGCCCATCAAACGGGGCAACTCATACAGCAGCAGGCCAGACATTTACATATGACGGCACTGCGGGAGTGTGGAATCCTACTGCAACGGGAAATCCAGCAATTACAACAGATGGCTCTACTCCTAGTCTAGTATCTGGTATTACCGGAGCAGAGGTTAGAACTCTTATAGGTGCTGGCGAATCCGCAGCAAGAACCGCAGTATACGCAAACATTGCAGCATTGCCTACAAGCGGCACTGCTGGCGATATGGCGTATGTAACTGCTACAAATCGTTTATATATTTGGACAGGCACTGGATGGTACAATATTGCATTAATTAATAACAATCCTACTATTTCTGGTGTAAGTTCAAGTTATGCTTTAGCGATTGATGGTACTGCTACGACTGTAACAATAACTGCTACAGATCCCGAAGGACTGCCAATTACATATAGTATTGTTTCTGATACTTCTGGAAATACTGCGACAGTAGCACAAGGAACAGGTTCAAGCACAAACGTATTCACAATTACTCCTTCAACAAATACGGCACACGCAGGAACTTTCTCACTTACTTTCCGTGCTTCTGATGGTGTAAATATTGCTTCTTCAGCAGCATCATTTACTCTACAATTTAAAGTTGTAAATCAAAAATATACTACAGCTCTTATAACATCTGTAGGTGCAAATAATGCTGTAAATACTACATTCGATGATAAATCAAGCAGCAATCATACAATCACAGCAAATGGAGATGCTCATCAAACTACATTCAGTCCTTATCGACATGGTGGCTACTCAATGGAGTTCGATGGCACAGGCGATTGGATAGATACTCCAAATCATGCAGATTTTGATTTAGATGGCGAATTTACTATTGAGTTTTGGGTTTATATTCCAAATTCTTATGCAAGAACTGTTCAAAGAGTGATAGCTCCAAATAGTAGTGGATATAGCACTGCACCTTATATTTCTATTGGTAATGATACAGGGATTACTGGAGGTCCTGCAATGGCAGGAGTTCTTTGTGCAACTAGAGCAGTTGGTGCAGGAAATCCTCAAATGCATGCCAATCAAACTGGCACTTCTGCTACTGGAACTGCTACATTGATTCCATTAAATACTTGGACACACTGTGCACTGACACGAGATAGTAGTAATGTGTGTAGATTGTTTCAAGGAGGAACTCTTGTAGCTACTAATACAGATACAAATGCTTTTGACTTTACGTACGGAAATACGGTGGGAGCAAGAATTGGTAGATCTGGCTGGGGTGCAGGAGAAACTTTAGGCCCCGCTAATTTAAAAGACTTTAGAATCATAAAAGGAACTTGTTTATATACTAGTAATTTTACTGCTCCTACAGAAACTCTTACCGCAGTTACAAACACAAAACTACTTATATTTAATAAGCCGTATTTAAAAGATGAAGGAGAAACAGGACATGCACTAACTGTTAGTGGTGATCCAACTATAGCCCCTTGGGCTCCTTTTGATGAAATAGAATATGCAGCAGCAAGTCATGGAGGCTCGTTAAATTGTGATGGCACAGGAGATAGTATAGAAATTACTGGAGGATCTGACTTTACATTCACAGGGGATTTTACTGCAGAGTGTTGGGTTTATTGTACTGCACATACAAATGATTATTCTGGGATATTGGCCTTTTCTCACGATGGACAAAGCACAGGATGGAATATTCTTGTTAGGTCAAATGGAAAATTACATTTTAATGTAGGAATGACTTATACTGATGCGACCGGGTCTTTACCTTTAAATCAATGGACTCATTTAGCCTTAGTTAGAAATGGAAGTAGCTCAGGAAACTGTAAATTATATATAAATGGTGTAGCAGATGCAACAACAGTTACAAAAACAGGAACTGTAACTCAACCCACATTTATACAAATTGGACAGTACCCTGCAATAGCAGCACGAGCATTTACCGGAAATATATCAGATGTTCGTGTAGTAAATGGCACTGCAGTTTATACTTCTAATTTCACTCCTACTACTTCGCCTCTCACAGCAGTTACAAATACAAAACTACTTGTGCAGAGTACAGATGCAGGTATTATTGACAAAGCTCAAACTCCCCGATTTGTTAAACTTTTAGGAAATACAAAGTCGTCTACAACTCAAACAAAGTTTCTTTCAAGCTCTATGTATTTTGATGGTACTGGAGATTATATCGAAGCGGATGATCAAGATATAGGAAATTTTGGTAGTGCAGATTTTACAGCAGAAGGATGGTTTTATCTAACAGCATCTCCTTCAAATTATATTACTATCGCAGAAACACGAACTAGTGGAGGGTCTACAACTGGCTGGGTTATGGCAATAAGTGCAGGAGACTTTTATGTTTATTCCGGAGCATTTATCGGAGCAAAAGGAAGTGCTATTTCTTCAAATACATGGTACCACTGGGCTTTTACAAGAAGCGGCACAAATCAAAAAGTATTTTTAAATGGAACTCAAACAGGAACTACTTATACAACCGTCCGAAACTACACAGATAATAATTTTACAATAGCAGCTAAACACGATGCATCTGAATTCTTTACAGGATACCAAAGCGATGTTCGTATAACCAAAGGTCTAGCAAGATACACAAGTAATTTCACAGCGCCGACAGCGGCTTTAAAGGGGTAAACAATGGCTTTATATAATTTTCCAGATAGTCCAAGTAATGCAGATACGGTGACTATAAATGGAATTACTTATACTTACAATTCTACAAAAGCATACTGGACAAGTTCTGCAGGTTCCAGTGGTAGCGGTGGAGGTGCATCTGTAAGTACAAGCGATAGTGCTCCTTCTAGTCCTTCAGACGGCGATTTATGGTATGATACTGATGATGGAGGTATGTTTGTATACTATGCTGATGGCTCTTCCAATCAATGGGTAGAAGTTGTTGGACAACAAGGATCCGCTGGAGCGGCTGGAGCGGCTGGAGCAGACGGAAGTGCCACAGTTGTAGCAAATGTAACTGCGCTTCTGGCCCTGTCATCTCCTGCTGCAGGAGATCAAGCATTTGTAACTGCAACAAATACTTTATACTTCTACAATGGTAGCGGATGGTATAAAATTGCACTTATAAATACGAATCCTTCTATATCTGGTGCAAATGCTACCTATGATCTTGCAATTGATGGTACAGCAACTACTGTAACTATTGTTGCTACAGATCCGGAAGGAATACCAATTACGTACAGTATTGCTAGCGATACTTCGGGGAATATAGCAACGGTGGCTCAAGGTACAGGAGCAAGTACAAATGTATGGACGATTACACCATCAACAAATACAGCTTACGCAGGAACTTTCTCGCTTACATTTCGTGCAAGTGATGGAGTAAATATTGCAACTGCAGCATCTTCATTTACATTGCAATTTACAGTACCAAATAGTCATTATACTACAGCTCTTATCACTTCAGTAGGAGCAAACAATGCAGTAAATACTTCTTTTGACGATAAATCTACTTCGAACCATACAATTACAGCAAATGGAGATGCACATCAAACTACATTTAGTCCTTATCGACATGGTGGCTATTCTACTTATTTTGATGGTACCGGGGACTATTTAGAAACTCCTACAGATACTTCAGCATTTCAAGTCGGTACTGGACAGTTTACTTTAGAATGCTGGTTTAAAGTTAACACAGATACACAGTATACTCTTCTTGCTCTTATGAGCGGTTCAACTAATGTAATGAATATTTTTTATTACCACACAAATGATAGTATTGGTATAGTCGACTCAGATTGGTTAACAGGAAATGTAGGAAGTGGTACCAATCACGATATTATTGATTTAAATAAGTGGTATCATTTAGCCCTTGTTAGGGATGCCTCTACTATATATTTATATATTGATGGGGCTTTAAAATATAGTGCGTCAAATAGTACTAATTATGCTAATAATAGAATTAGAATTGGGTCACATCAATACGGTAATAATTTAAATGGCTATATAAGAGATGTTAGATTTGTAAAAGGCACCGCTGTATATACTTCTGCGTTTACCGCACCTACAGAGCCTTTAACAGCAGTAACAAATACTAAGTTACTTACTTGTCATTTACCTTATATAGCTGATGGCTCTACAGACGGTCACGCTATAACTGTGGCGGGTGACCCAACTATAGAACCCATTTCTCCATACGATGCCCAAGAATATTCAGCAGCAAGTCATGGAGGCTCTCTACATTCTGATGGTACAGGAGATTACTTGGCAGTTGCAGCAAGCTCTGATTTTGATTTAGGAACCTCTGACTTTACTATAGAAGGGTGGGTATACCCCACTGCATATGGTAATGCAAACTTTCTTGTAGGACAAACTTATTTTTCAAGTATTGTTCAAATCAATTCTGGCAAATTGCAATTTTATTCGTCTCCAGCAAGCGCATATATAATTACTGCTGCAACTGATATTGCACTTAATACTTGGACTCATTGGGCAGTAGTCCGAAATGGAAATGCGTGGGCTATTTATCTAAATGGTAAGTCAGATGCTACTGTTACTAATGCTGCTGATGCTGGTTTTGATAGCACAAATCCTTTACACATAATGCGATGGAATAACTCTAACGGCACACTTGCAGGAACTTTAGCAGATCTTCGTTTTGTGAAAGGCACAGCAGTTTATACAAGTAATTTTACTCCTCCAACTACTCCACTTACAGCAATTACAAATACAAAACTACTTGTACAGAGTACAGATGCAGGTATTATTGACAAATCTCAAAGTTCAAAGAAAGTAAAACTTGTAGGAAATACAAAATCATCTACAACTCAATATAAATTTTTAAGCTCTGCTATGTACTTTGATGGGACTGGAGATTATATCGAAGCGGATGATCAAGATATAGGAAATTTTGGTACTGAAGATTTTACTATAGAGGGCTGGCTTTGGATACCAAATAACTCCGCATTATACACGGTAGTTGATGGCCGACTGAGTAGTCTTACTGATGCTGGCGGATGGTCTGTAGCGGTCAGTACTGCTGGAGCGCTCTATATATACAGCGGCGGATTTCTGATTACAGGAGCGTCAAGCGCAGTCACTGCAAACAATTGGCATCACTGGGCTTATACGCGGGCAAGCGGCACTCACAAGTTATTTTTGAACGGCACTCAAACAGGCAGCTCCTCTACAAGTGCTAGAACATATACTTCTCAGTTATTTAGGATTGGAGCAAGTGCTACAGGCGGGGAAGTCTTTAATGGATATCAAAGCGATGTTCGTATTACAAAAGGTCTAGCAAGATACACAAGTAATTTCACAGCGCCGACAGCGGCTTTACAAGGATAAAATAATGGCAACTAACTTTCCAGATAGTCCGTCGAACGGCGCCACACATACGTTTGGAGGGACTACTTATACTTATAATTCTACAAAAGGTGTGTGGACAGCTCCTGCTTCAGGAACAACTACTTTTGCAGCATTAACAGATACTCCTTCTTCCTTTAGCGGGCAGGGCGGAAAAACATTAAAAGTAAATTCTGCTGCAAATGCAGTGGAGTTTGCTAGTGTAGCTGCAGGGGATGGGCAATCTCCGATTGTTTATACTGAGCCTCCTACTACTCATACTTTAAATAAGGATGGTAGTACTAGTACAGTACAAATGCAGGCAGTAGATCCTGAAGGAACTGCTATCACTTACGCTATAGCGTATGCAAATGCTACAAATGCAAGACCCACTCAACTTACTGCAGATACAACTATAAATCAAAGTACAGGAGTGTTTACTTTTGACCCCTCTACAACTGCTGGCCACGCAGGAAGTTTTAAAGCAAGACTAAGTGCTTCTGATGGGATTTCAAGTGCTACTCGTTTTGTTGACTTTAGTCTTTCTTTTAATCCAGATATTACATACTTAATTGTAGCTGGTGGTGGTGGAGGCGGTACCCAGTCCGGTGGTGGAGGTGGTGCTGGAGGGCTTCTTACTGGAACTAGTACTCTTGCTATTGGAACAACCTACACAGTTACGGTCGGGGCTGGAGGCAATGGTTCTGCAACAGGTCCTGGGGCCGCTTCAGACGGTGGAAATAGTGTAGTATCTGGTAGTGGATTTACTACTCTTACAGCGATTGGAGGAGGTAAAGGAGGAATATATAATGGCGGTTCAGGAGGCAATGGAGGTTCCGGTGGAGGCGGTGCTGTAAATAGCGGCGCTGCGGGCACAGGAACATCGGGCCAAGGAAATGCCGGCGCTGCGGGCGGAGTAGATAATGGTAGTGCTACTGATTTTGGTGGTGGCGGTGGTGGTGCTGGAGAAGCCGGAAACACTGACGGGCCAGGACATGGCGGTGATGGTCTACAATCAAGCATAACAGGCACAGCTACTTATTATGCTGGTGGGGGTGCTGGTGCTCACCACCCCGCAAGTCAATCTCCTGCTGATGGGGGCCAAGGCGGTGGTGCTGCTGGAGTTAACTCATCAACAAATAGTGGTAACGGTTACCCGGGCACAGCAAATACTGGGGGAGGTGGAGGTGCTGGTGCAGAGCACAATAATACTGGAGGCGCAGGAGGTTCCGGAGTTGTTATTATTAGAACTACTTCGACAGCTGCATCAAGCACTGGATCTCCAACTGTAACTACTGACGGATCTTTTAATGTATATAAATTTACTGCAAGCGGTAGTATAACTTTCTAATAAAAAAGGGGCTTAGAGCCCCTTTATTTCTTCTTGAAGTGCCATTGTGAATCCACGTATTGCCATTTCAAGTCGTTCAACTTTTAACTTCTCTTGCTCTAATTGTTCTTGTAAATCTTGAATCTGAGCAAGATATGAGATAGCTCTATCTGATAAGTCAGGAGCAGGAGCAGGAGCAGGCTCGGTAGCTCCCTCTCCCTCATTTTCCCACTCCGACTCCGGACGAAGCTCTATAGAATCAGTCGCTGCTGACTTCGTCTCCAGTTCCTTCTTCATTTTCTCCGTCCTTAAACACTTTATTTTGTGCTTCAATCTCTGATGCCAATAGACTTACAAATCCTGCTCGAGCTACTTCACATTGGTGTAGTTTTGCTTTAATTTGTAGCATTTGTGTATTAAGATCCTGTACCTGATCAATATAATACTTTGAGGTCTCATTAAGTTTTTCAATCTCATGCTCTTCTCCCCCGAGAACAAGCGTGGGATTGTCTTCGTTTATAATTTTCATCTGTTCTCCTATTTAAATATGTCTTGCCAGTTACCTGTAGTGCTAGCTCGAGCATATTCGGTAGCACGATTTTCAAAAAAGTTTGTATGTTCTACTGCATTCAGCATATAGTCTAACCACGGCAAAGGATTATCTTCACTATGAAAAATCTTTTTCATACCAAGACCAAGCAATCTTCGATCTGCAATATATCGAATATATTCTTTGACTTCTTCTGCTGTAAGATCAGGAACATCAGCACCTTCAAAACAGAGATCAATAAAAGCATCCTCTAGTTCTACTGTACGCTCTGCTGCACAATAAATTTCATACTTTAGATCGTCATTCCAAAGTTCTGGATTTTCTGCAATGAAGGTTCGGAATAGTTGAGACATTCCTTCTACATGCAAACTCTCATCTCGAATACTCCAAGTTACAATCTGTCCCATACCTTTCATAAGATTGTGACGAGGAAAGTTCAGTAGAATTGCAAAAGAACTAAATAGCTGTACTCCTTCTGTAAATCCAGAATAGATAGCCATAGTCTTTGCAATATTCATTGGAGTATCCATACCAAAGTTAGATAAATGTTCATGCTTATCCATCATGGCTTTATGCTCCATAAATTTTTGGTACTCGTCGTCTCCAAACCCTAAAGTTTCTAAAAGTAAAGAATACGCTTCTTGATGTACTGCCTCCATTGCAGCAAATGCAGAAAGCATCATTCTTACTTCAGGCTGTTTAAACGTAGGTAGATAATGCGTAGCATATCCACAGCAAACATCTACGTCTGCCTGAGTAAAGAAACGAAAGATTTGATTAATCAGTTTCTTATTTCCCGGCGTTAGTTTCTCCCGATAATCCTTTAAATCGTCAGCAAGATTGACTTCATCAGGAAGCCAATGCATGTGCTGTTGATTTTTGTAATGCTCATAAGCCCAAGGATAGTTAAAAGGCTTGTAATACTCTCTTTCTGCTAATAAATTCATATTCACCCTTCACACGCTACACAAGCGTCTTCGTCCATCGACTCAAATATTCTTTGTCGTAGAACTTCATCTGATACATTTTCTGCTCTTTTATGGGCCTCACTACGTAAGTAGTAAAGTGTTTTTACTTTTTTCTTCCATGCCATCATATGTATTGAGTGCAGCTCTTGTTTTGATACATCCGAAGGAAAGAATATATTTAGAGATTGACTTTGACAAATTTGTTTTTGTCGGTCTGCCGCCATATCTACTACCCACCTCTGATCTATTTCTACAGCGGTTTTAAATACATATTTTGTCCATTCATCTAAAAATTCTAGATGTTGAACAGAACCTCCATTTGTTACAATATCTTTCCATACTTCTTCTGTATCCATTTCTATTTCTTGTAGTATAGCTTGTAGATACTCATTTTTTTGTAAGCTAGATCCGCTTTTAGTTTTTTGAGTAAACGCATTAGCTCGATATGGCTCAATACTAGGACTAGTATTACCACAGATAATAGAACTACTAGCGTTAGGAGCAATGGCAAGAAGATGTACATTACGACGACCAGTCCCGATAGCATCAGGAGCTTCGCCGCGCTCTTGAGCAAGCTTTTCGCTTGCTGCTTCTGCACAGGATTTGATGTGCCAGAACATTGCCATGTTTCTGTTTTTTGCTTGGAATGATTCGAAAGGTATACTATGTCTTTGTAAATAGGCATGAAATCCCATTGCTCCTAAGCCAATGCTTCTTTCTCGTTCTGCACTATACTTAGCTTTTGCTAGTTCATTAGGTGCATTTTCGATAAAATAAGTGAGTACATTATCTAGCATACGAACAAGATCAGGAATAAACTGAGGATCGTTACTCCACTCATCGTATTCTTCCAAGTTTACACTTGAGAGACAACATACTGCGGTACGATTTTCGTCTGTAGGAAGTGTAATTTCACTACAAAGATTTGACTGGTTTACTTTCAGACCAAGATCTTTTTGGCACTCTGGAAGTGCTTCTTGTACTGTATCTCCAAACATAATGTAAGGCTCTCCAGTCTCTACTCGATTCTGAATAAGTTTTACCCATAATGTTTTTGCAGATACTACTTTTGTTGTAATACCGCTATTTGGATCAATCAAAGGCCAACTATCATCGAATCCTTCTTCTTTTGTAGCTCCTTCTATAAGCTGCATGAAATCGTCAGGAATAATAATACCGTGGTGCAAGTTAGTAGACTTACGATTAATATCGCCTCCAGTAGGTTTACGCATATCCAAGTATTCTTCGACTTCTGGATGAGACATCGGTAAGTACGAAGCATAGCTTCCACGTCTTGTTACTCCTTGTGAGAATGCAAGCATTTCTGCATCTACGACTTTAAGAAATGGTATAACGCCTGTAGACTCAGATCCATTACTGGTTTTCGAACCCACTGAACGTATATCCCCCCAATAACCACCAATACCACCACCGACTGAACTGAGAAACGCATTTTCTGTATAGTGGTCGGTGATACCAGTTCTACTATCATCCACATAATTAAGAAAGCAAGAAATAGGAAGGCCCCGCTTAGTACCTCCATTGCTAAGGATGGGAGTAGAGAACATGAACCAAAGCTTACTAGCGTAATCATACAATCGCTGGGCATGTCCTTCATCATCTGCAAATGCCTCCGCTGCTCGTGCAAATGCCTGCTGTGGAGAGCCTTCTCCATCAACTAGGTATCTATCTTGTAGTGTTCTTATACTAAATTGGGAGAGATAACGATCTCTACGAAAATCAATTTCTATATTCATTTATTTTACTCTCAATATCTACTATATTAGCCTTACCTATTGCATCATCGCAAAAAGTTATTAAATCCATAAGTTCATAGTTTGCTAAGATTTGATCCGCATTTTCATTAAGAGTTTGTATATATTTATACTTACTATTAATAGGTATTGCTTCATAAATACTAAAAGCATTTCCGTATTGTTCTATTAGTTGTTGTGCTCGTTTCGGTCCAATTCCAGGAATTCCTGGTACATTATCACCTTTATCTCCCGTTAAACATTTTAGAGAAATATATTCTTCGGGTTTTACATCATAATGAGTTGGCCAATTTTCTAGCGTGACTTCCTTCCTCGTCACATAAGAAAATCTACTTACAGTATCTTGAATAAGTAAGTCCCAGTCTCGGTCACTTGATACTAGCCATATATTCTCTAAATCATAAACATTTTTATGCTTTACTAGATGTGCAGCAACATCATCTGCTTCTACACCTTTGTATCGAAGTAGTATATAATCTTCTGCAAGGACTTCAAGTGTTGCTTCAAACTCCTCAAAGAACTCTTCAAAAGCAATTCTTTCTTCCTCACTTTGTTCTGCAAACTTCTCTTTTCTATTCTGTTTGTAGTCGGGATACAGTTCTTTTCTGTATGAAGAAGATCCCCAATCTGCTGCTATAATTACTTCGCTACATCCATATGAAGAAGCAAGAGACTGTACTGTTTTTTGATAGTCATACCTAAAATCTGTTCTGCCTTGATGTTTCCATCGAAATGCAAGATTTAGTGCATCTACTATCAGTGTTGTTCTTGTATCTGATATTCTATGCTCAAAATTAAATGCCATTTAAAAACTCCGGCTTTTCGTTTTTTAACCACTCATCTGCAACCATAACATGACACCCCAAAAAATTTATATCTATCCAGAGAGAGAAATTTTCTGGCTTATCTTTTGCTACTACAAATATAGGAGAGCGATTATATTTAAAAAACAACAACGGTTCTTGATTACCTCGGTGCGCTTGTTGTACTACTTTATTCCACCACCGAATGAGATTATTTGTTCTAGGCGCAGTAAAAATTTTATCAGTAAGAGGAGACTCAGAATAGTTTTTTACTTCTATACAATATTTATTTTTTTCATGCGGAACATACAAATCTCCCTTCAAATACTCAAGAGCCCCGGAACTCGGGACTCTTTCAAACTGAAGGCCGGTATGTTCTCTTAATAAATCTCTTACTAGATACTCTCCTCGAGCGCCCTTTGCTCTGCTGTCTACCACAAGCTCCTCTCTATCTGTCGAAGTACATCTAATTTTTCTTTATACTCTGCGAGCTTTTCTAGCTCTGTCTCGATAGCTCCAAGAATATCTGGATGTTCTCCGATACCAACAGGATTTAAAAAGTAAACTTTAACATTTGTTTCGTGGTATTTACACTTACCAAGCAAATACTCCTTCATATTTTCTATCATAAGATGCCCCGTAGTAAGTGTCATTCCTTCATCTGTCATTCTAACCTCGATATATTTCCTGATTTAACAACTTCTACTTTTTCAAGTAGAGGATGTGTCCATCCGTGACTAACAACATAAGTATTTAGATCCTCTTCTAACAATACTTCTACTAATTTTTCTCGTCCTGCATCATCTAAAACTGCAATGACTTCGTCCAAAAATAATATATTTATTTTGGATTTGGATATACTACTCATCAATTTGCGAATAGCAATAAGAGTAGCTGTATTTACCCTAGCAAGCTCGCCACTAGATAAAGCAAGTATGTCAACGATATTCCCATTATCAGTAATCTGCACGTTAAGCTTATCATTGCTAACAACAAATTCGAGTGTGAATCTTCCATCTGATAATTCCGCCAAATAATGATTTGTAAGCTCTTCTAAGTCTTTTACAAGATTTTCAATTTTATATGCAATCAATCCATTTGTACTAAATGCTTTCTTTAGAACTTCTAAATTATTTGCAGTTTCTTTGTAGACTTCAAACTGTGCTTGTTGCTCTTCAAGCTGGGCTAAGAAGTTGTCTGTCTGTTCTTGAATTACTTGAATTCTTGTGTTATGTCTTGTGATCTTTTCGTTACTTCTTGTGATCTTCTCCAAAGACTCTTGTGCTTGAACCAAGTCAGCTCGTATTCTTCCCAAGCGGCTTTCAAGCTCTCCTTTGTCCAAGAGGGCCACTGGTAAAGTTCGGTCAATACTTCGATAAATTTCTTGCCACTCTCTTTCAATTTTTCTGGCATTGTCATACTCGGCATTGTCTCGCTTAATTTCTGATATTCTTCCTTCAATTTCATATTCTTCCCTTCTATTTTCTGCAATCTTTCTACTTTCTTCATCAATGAGTTTTTGTTTGAATCCAGGATCTACTTCTTGCTCACAAGTAGGGCAATGATCCCCCAGTTTCTCTAGCTTTGCCAGTAGTTTCTTTGACCCCGCTACGACCCCGCGAAGATTACCTAAATCTGATTGCAATCTATCATATGATTGTTTTTCTGCTACAGTACAAGATTGTGCTTTTTGTAGATCAATCTCGCTTAGCATTTCTTTATACGTATTATTCTGATTAATTTTTTTATTTTTTTCAGAAATATTTTTAATTTCTAATGAGAGTTCAGCGTATTCCTTTTCATCTTTTGATGTGTCGATTAAAATTTCTTTCAGTGGCAGTATGGTTGTATCGGTCAATTTATTATCTTGCAACCATTTTTCTATTGTTGCTATCTTTGATTCTACGCTTGCAAGATTAACAGTCTGCTTCCTAGACTCTTCTTTAAACAACTCAAATAATCTAACATAGTGCTCTAAGTGTAACAAATCAATTAAGAATTTTTTTCTATTCGTATCGGTCGCTGTGAGAAATTGTAAGCTGCTGCTAGTGTTTTGATATACCAATTGGGTGAATGTTTTGAAATCAATACCGATAATATCTTGCAGTGTCTTATAGGTATTGGTTGCGGTATGTGAGGATATATCCTCGCCATTTTCGAGGAGTCGAAGTTTAATACTGGACTTTCGGTCGATGAGAACCTCATAGTGTTTGGTATCCTTAGTAAAGGTTAAGTGTATACTATAACCTTGATTAACATATCGATTTGGTATGTCTGCTTTTTTGATGCCTTTGGAATTCTTATTATAGAGAGCTTCCTCTATAATTAACGGGATGGAGGACTTCCCCATCCCGTTAGTACCAACAAGTTGAGTAACAGTATTACTGCTTAAATCTAACTCATTGGTTTCTCCATAGCTAAAGCAGTTACTCCATCGTAATTTTTGCAGAGTAATCATTAAATACACCTATTATGTTTGGTATTTGCGCTTCTGAGATTTCTAGTATATATGTTAAATATTCAACTAACTCTTCTTCAAGAGTCATTTCATTATCTATAATTAAAGTTGCTTCTGTATTTCTCTTTACTACTTTTTTGTCTAAGAGATCATTATTTTTTACATTCGCAAGCTCTTGCATATCCCCTTCAATCTCATAAATCGTATGGTGATAGTTGGTAGAAACCATTTCACTTGGATCTGATACAGTTTTTCGTATCAATTGTGGAAGGTCAAAAGGCTCCCATATCCAAGACCAATCGTTTGGATTTATAAGCAAATATCCTGTTTTAACTTCTGTTCTATGAAACGATGTTGTCATAGGAGACCCTGGGTACACAATATTTCTTTGAGTGTTGCTGTGTGCGTGTAGATCTCCTGCAAATACAACGGGAAAGTCCTCAAATCTGTCTAAGTCCACCTCTGGCTTGACGTGTGGAGGTATTTCTCCTCGTACATGAGTAAAGAGTGGTGCTGTTGATATAAATTTTTCAATGCTTCCTTCTCTGTGGAGATCGGCGTAAGGAAGAATACTAAAACCAAGATCGGAATCATAGTATGAAATATCCGCTATTTTTACAAGTGGGTTTATATCTCTAGTCACTTGCTTAAGTTGAGTAAAGAACGTTTTGTTTTTCTTTGTTGCTTCATGATTACCGTCATAGATAAGAGTTGGAATCCCTACTTCCCGAATAAACGAGAAGTAGAGTTCCAGTTCCTCCATGTTCGGCAGACGGTCAAAAAGATCACCACCAATAATGTGCATTTCGCACTGCTTTTCGAGACTATGTATTTGCTCGAAAAATAATCCATAACGGTTAAGTGCCCACTCTTTGGGCACGTTCTTCTGACCTAGCTTTATGTGCCAGTCTGCCGTAAATAAAATCATGTCAAGTCAAACTCTTCACCTAGTTCTTCGTCAACATCTGCTGCCTCTTCTCGAATTTCATCGAGCAACTTCTTTTGTGCATCAGGGGTAGGACGAGGCATAACATCATCCATTGACTTCAACTCAGAGATAGCTGTCATCTCATCTTCGCCAAGAGCTCGCTGCTTGCACTTCAAGACCTGGAGTTGGTACTCTACATTGTAGGGCAGAGGTCCAGTCTTTACTCGCTTGAACTTAACATCCCATCCGCTTTCGGGATCTGTAGGATCGCCCAGGTCTTCTGCTGCTGTAAGAATAGCTTCAAAGAGCTTCTTCTTAAGATTGATAATCTTGACTTCTCCTTGGTCAAGACACTGCATAGCGTAGCTCCAGCCACACTTTAGATCGGGGTAGTACTCACGTACCCAATCTTTTTCCATGTTGTTGAATCGCTCTTCGTTACGATCAAAAGAAAGACACTCAAAAGGGATGTTCTTTCCATTCTTACCTTCTAGCCAATAAACATATCGTGCAAGTACGTCACCTACGAGACGAACTTCGTTGTCTCCGTCACGATATGAGTAAGATGTAATGCTAGACTTCTTTGCGCCGCCAGCGGCTTTGTTAAATGATAGTGCCATTAGTGTAATTTCTCCTTTGGGACTTCTTCATATATAAAGTGAATTGTATCATCTTCTATACGAAGTAGACTGTTATCTTTAAAAAGTTCGTAATCTAGATCCACAAGATATGTATCCAGATCTATTTTCCCAGTTGCTGAATAGTCCGAAATTGGACGTAAAGAGCACAACGCGATATACTGGGCTATCTCTCGGTACTCGTGTTTATATGCATTGAATAAAAGAATGTCCGGGTGAAGCATAAAAGATTCCCCGTTAAAAGATTTTTTACTTAATTCGAAGATAGGGTCGTATTTGTTTTCAGGCACTAACTTTGCAGTAATCATTTTAAAAATAATAAATATAGTAAAAGTATTGCCATCGGCTACTTCGAAGATTTTATTCCAATCATATAACAACATATTATACACACATTTGAAGTAAATGTCAAGAACTATTTTTCGTGGCTCCAAGCTCTTTAATAGAATACCCTTGTTTCATATAGTATCCCATACGATTAGAGGCTTGACGAGTTGCAGTTTTTCCTTTAAGATGAATATCAACAATTACAGGGTCTCGTTTTCCCTCTTGCTCTCGTATAACTCTTCCGATGAGCTGGGTGAGGAGCGGTTCGTTGTTGATAGGGGTACCGAGTATAAGGACAGAGAGGGAATTGACTGAAATCCCTTCACTAAAGATCGCTTGAGTACCAAAAAGTATTTCTTTATTTCCATAATTTATCTCATCAATGAGGCTTTCGCGCTCTTCGTGGGGCACTTCCCCTGTTACACAAATTGCTTTTTCTCCTACTAATTGTGCACAAGTCTTAAGAAAGTGCACGCGATCTGATACTACAAGTACCTTATGCCCTCGTGCTGCATAGTAGGATGCAAGTAACGAGACACTATGAACATATTCCTCATTGTTTGCCAGGTTATTTACCCGATTTGCCCATGGAATATTTGCACCATCCATAAAGCGTACTTCCGAGCGATAAATATTAATGCTCGGAGTCATAAAATTTTCTTTCGGAGGTTGAAACAGTTTGCTACCAAAGTAGTCACGAAAGACTACATGCTTTCCGTCTTTTCGCTCGATTGTGCCACTCAGTCCGATTTTGTATCGTGCGTGACTACTATCGATAATTTTTGAAAACGTTGGCGAAGATACGTGATGCATTTCGTCCAAGATAATTGTTCCAAACATTTTTCGAATTCGATCGATGTTTCTGTAGAGTGTTTGGGTATTACCAACCACAATACAAGGATCGGTGTTCCAACTACCACTACCAATAATCCCTGGAGTAATTCCATATACTTTTTCTACCTCTTTTGCCCACTGATTTCTTAGTGGTACTGTATGTGTAATAACTAATGTTTTTTGTCTTAGCTTTCCTGCTATTGCAAGACCTGTAAATGTTTTTCCCCAACTTACCCACGCATTGATGATACTGCTATCGTCGAGTTCGTCATAGACGGCTTGTTGAGATTCGCGGAGTACAAACTGAAACTCAGGAAAATTAACAGGAACCATAACCCTCTTGTCCACCATTTCATACGCATTTGGTATTAGATCTCCTCGTCCGATTGGTATGGATACCAGATTTTCGCGCACCCGCTGCAGATTCTTAATAATGATCGGAGGATCATTAGGGTTCTGAGGTGCAATTTTGTACGTCAATTCCTTGGATAACTTCTCTCGAAGTTCCAAGTTTGCGTCCATGTAGATACGATTACTAAGTACTGCTTTCACGAGCAATACAAACTGAAGTTATATAGGGCGTATATGCACATATTCTTTCTCCTCCATACAGAGGCATTGTGCATTCTTTTTCAGTTACTTGAACATCTGACCATTGTAGGCACGCACCTAAATCATCAGGATCTGTTGTAATCGTGCATCCTGTAAGAACATAAAGTATTAATAATACTAATACTATTATGTCTAGTCTTTGACTAAGTTTCATACTTTTCTTCTTGTATCTTCTAGTTTAGTTTCTGAATAATCATATAGAAGCCAAGGCCTGGCTCCGTTATGCAAAACTCCTGCATACTGTATTTCTGAAGGAGGAGGCCGGGGTACAATAAAAGGTTTTTTAATTCTATGTAAGTGTAGTCTTGACACTTTTGTTAAGGTTTCTATTCTTTCTATTTTGTAGTAAGATAGCTTTAAGAAGTTAGTTTTTTCGTATTCAAAAATAGCTCCCATACTATCTATAAAATGCTTCTTACTTGACTTTATTATACCAGTTAAATCTGTTATTTTGTATTTTATAGGAAATAAATTTGTATGAGGAGTTTGTAATCTTCTTATGCCTAAGCTAGCTCCTTTCATATTTTTATCATCCAATATTTTATCATCCAAGAACAATAATCCATCCTGACCATGCCAATTACCTGAAGGCAGAGCATAGACAGGAAAAGTAACTAAACGTATATCTTTATACGTGATCGCCATAAAGTTTACTAAATTTTCCCATAGAATAGTCATCACCTATATCAAAATCACATCCTACAGGAGCTCCAGAGATATAGACACCCCTGTCCATTTGAACAAATCTACGAAGATGTTCTGAGTAGAAATCAACTTCATCTTCTGGCACTTCCGCAAGAATCGAGTCATGGACTAAAGCAAAGATTTTAGACTTCATTTTTTGCCCTTTTATAAACTCTCCCATATCAATAGCCCCGAGTAAGTTAATATCGCTAGCAGCAGACTGAACCAAGAAATTGAGACCAGACCTAACGCTATGACCTCGTATGCCTTGATCGGTACTTTTAACATTTGGTAATCTCCTCTTGCGTCCAAAGTGGCTGTAAGTGAAGCCATTTGTTAAAATAAATTTTTGATTTTTTTCTATCCATGCTTTTAGCTTATGAAACGCAGCAAAGTAATCATTAATAACTTCTGCTGCTTCGTTCTTGGAGAAAAATTTTCCGCTATCTTTTGTGACTTGTTCGCTAATCTTGGCGGGCCCTGCACCATACATAATACCAAAGGTAACAGCCTTTGCTGCTTGTCTTCGATCTGCATATAGTTCTGCTACTTCTTCTACAGCGCAGGGCAGTCTAAATACTTTATGTGCAATTGTACTATGGAAGTTTCCTCCGCTACGAAAGACATCCATTAGAGCTTCATCCTTTGCTAACACTGCGGCCACGTATACTTCAGCCGTAGTCAAATCCATGGCAACGATTTTATGGCCTGCGGATGCTTTGATACACCCTTTAACCGTAGGATTATCCCTAGGCAACTGCTGCATATTTAACTTACCAGAAGAACTGAGACGACCACTAGTAGTACCATGCAGATTAAAGCCTGTGCGAAGGTGAGAATCTCTATCCAATTGAGGTATGATCTTGTCAAGATAAGTATTCTTGATTTTAGATTTTTGTCGTATGTCCAAGATAAGTTGCGGTACAGGTGATTGAAAGCTGAGTTCCTTGAGCACTTCCGCGTCAGTAGAGTCTGCGCCCGTGCCAGTCTTTTTTCCAGTCGGTTTGAGGCCCAAATAATCAAACATAAGACCACGAAGCTGAACGGTAGAGTTAGGATTAAAAGATTTTCCATTTAATTCTTCAAACCTCCGTATTTTATCATTCTCATAAAGCGTAGAGATAGCATTATCAATGTCTGTCTGCATTGCTTCTTGGGCAAACAACAGTCTAGTTCTATCAAATGGAACACCATTATCCTGAGTATCAATTAAAAATCGAGTTCCAGGAATTAAGATATTATCATATACACTCTTTAGTTTTTTATTAGTTTTTACAACGAGCAACTTTTCATACAGCAAGAAAGTAACTACAGCATCCATAGCTGCATAAGTTTTCATAACTTCAAAAGGTATACTATCCCAAGTAAATTGATCCTTGAGAACTCCATGCTCTTTTCTGTACTGAGCAATCCAATCATACATTGGCTTCTCATAGTCTCCGTACTTAGTATGCTTGATTGCGAGCTGCTTTAGACCGTGACCACCTGGGTTTTCATCCACAAGATAGTGTAGTAACATAGTATCTTCAAACTGAGGAAACTTAAAGTGAAAGTGATACTCAAAGAATGCCATATCAAACTTGGCATTGTGAAATACTACGGTTTTTTGATTAAATAAAGTTTGTAAAAGTGACTCAGTGCTGTCATCAAAGCAGTCGGTATCAATATAAGCCCCGCACTTGCCATTATAACTAAGACTAATGCCCAACATATAGCCATCTCTAGGGTATAACCCAGTAGTCTCAGAGTCGAGAGCAACGTATCCGCATGGATCTTTGATGGCACGACGAATAAATTCATTTGCCTCCTCCGTATCTTGAATACCAAAGGCGATACTATCGTCAATAACTGCATCCTCTAATTCGCCTGAGATATATCCGTGAATACTTTCTACACTTTCGTCCCACGCTTTCTTTGCTTCGGGTTTAAATGCAAGCATAGCAGGACTAATAACAGGCAGAAATTTCTTATCTACCTTTTTACCTGAGTATTCTTGAACTGAATTTACAGTAGTAAAATGTTTTACTGGCTCAGAGCCAACGAGGACTAGCCAGTCATAAGAATCTATATCTATTTCAATATCAGTATCCCGCTTTAAGATTCTTTTAATTGTCGGGTCTGAACACAACTGATATTGGTCAAAGTCAAAATCAAAGTACTGTCCATACTTAATTTTGCTAGGTTGTTTCTCAACAATAGCTACCTTAGCCATATAGTTTATTCCTTAGTTTATCAATTTGTGTTTGTGACAATGATCCTGCATCTGTATACTTATCACCAAAAGCAATGTTTCTTGTACTTATGTCTGCTTCTTCACATAACTTTCTTATTGCTTCTGAACCTTTCTGTCCTGCTTCATCATTATCTAAAAATACATCTATTCTTTGTATACCTTGTACAGATAATACTTGTAACTTTTCTGTAGTTATATTTTTTACTCCAAAACAGCATACAGCATTTATCAATCCCTTGTCGTGTAAATTTATAACGTCAAAGATTCCCTCTACCAGTATAATAGTATCGTGTATTGGTTCTACTACGGGGAACAGGGGCAACTTTACTCCGGGAGGGCTGAATAAATATTTTGGTGTTTGATCTGTTGTTGTTCTTGATTGAAATGCAATAACTCTACCAGATCTGTCTCGTATCGGGAAACAGATTCTACCGTTGAAGTCTTTACCTGAATGTATAAAGGCTTCGAAATCTTTATAAGTTTCTGGACGAATGTTTCGCCAGTTACCTACATACGGAGCGTAACCCTCTGGCATAGAGAGTCCTACTCCTTCTAATCTTTTTTCTTGTATCTTCTTTTTCAAAAGCTGCCGCCGTAATTCCATTTTATCTGCTTTTTCTCCGAAGTGCTTAAAGATGCTACCTTTATAGCCGCAGGAAAAACAGTTAAAAATGCCTGTGATTTGATCTACTCTCATACTAGGATTGCGATCATCGTGTTCAGGGTTCAAACAACGAACAACAAAATCTTTTCCCTTTGGTATGAAAGGAATATCTTTAGTGCTAAGTAAATCTTCTACGTTCATTAACAGTCCGGATCAAAAGATGCCCACTCATCCATTTCGGTAGGCTCATCATAGTTATCTTCATCAATACTACACAGCCAAGGCCCACTGTCAGGCTCAGAGTACCACCAATCTTCTTCGTGTGCATTGGGGCATCGTACAGGATTCCCATTACTATATCCGTCCCCTTCTAAAGTTTCTCCACAGTTAGGGCAAGTATCGCGAGTATTCCAATGTTCCATAAGTGCGTCGTGCATATCCGGCTTCTCCCATCCAAATAAGTGCCATAGTACATACTCAAGCACTATCTTCTCATTCTGGCAATATCTTTCATTTCTTCTTCGTTGATAATTGGTATCGCATTGGATTTATGCATGGTTCCGATACCCTTAACGAGGGTTCCCGTATAACGTGGGCTCTCCACCCTAGCGGCAACTCCAGCTGTGTCGGGAGCTGAGGGGTACTCAGGCATACACCTGCGGTAATTAACTCGTTGAGAGTCATGAATACTCCCTCTCGTGCTAATCTTAGTTTTTCGCGCATAATTACGCTTCTTTCTTCCCGTGACATCATGGCGTAACGATCCATATAAAATCCCCATAAATAAAAACTCCCATCAATTTCAAGATATATTATACATGAAAATAACGGGAGTGTCAAGTAATATTTTTATCAGAGGTCGTGAATGTCTTCGTCGCTTTTCTCGGAAGCTGCATCTCGTTCTTTAGGAGTCAACTCTGACTCAGGCCCTATCTTCAGAGTCTCCCAATTCATAGTAGAAGTAAAACTCTCCATACTGGCAGATCTCATTTTAACACAATTAAATGTTAAACAGTTATCTTCTTGTTCCCAGCTTTCAAGAGCAAAAGCAGCATCTGCTGCATCGAGAATGCCTTTTGCGAATCTTGCCTCTCCAGTAGCATCAGTTTGATAGGGGGATACTACTGTACAATCATACTCTTGTGCCATAGATTTGAGTGCTTTACTCACTTCGATCTGTTCCGTCCAGTCGTACTGCCCACCTCGCGAAGGAAGATGTGACCTACGTACTTGGTTGATATAGTCTACAATGATTACACCGGCATTAATTTTACCAACTTTCTTATCCAACTCTGCACGAATACGGGCAAGAGTTAGACCTGGATCATAAACTACGTCGAGCTGTTGAGTCGGGAGAAGCTCATGCTCGGTACGTAGCTTATGGTGTAAGTCGCTAAAATTACGATGTTCTTTGTATTCTTCCAACCTTTCCAGGCCTCTATCATATCGAGCAGCCCACCATGCGCTTACTCGTTCCCACTCATCTACGGTCAAGTTCTTTGAACGTAAACGATTTTGAGGTATGTCAGTAGCGATCCCACAACACCGTTGCAGTATTGCACGACTGTCCATTTCAATGGTAAAATAGATAGCTGAACGGCCAGATTCGACAACATTGTTTGCAATATTAGCACAAGTTAAGGACTTGCCTTGACCCCGCTTTCCGCCAATGAGAACCAAATCTCTTGGGCTGAAAGTAATCTCACTATCATACGCACGGTTAAGACCAAGTGGAAGATACTTTGCAATATCTTCTTCATTCTCGAACAACTCAATATGTTGCATACTCTCTTGTGGAGGTTCGAGATCAACCTTTTCTTCTACGTCAAGGACAATCTGATGCAGTTCATTTACAGACTCTTGTGCGTCTGCGAACAATACTGAGTTATCAATGTACTTGTCAAGAGAGTTTAATATCTCTCTCTGTGCATATTCATTCTTGAGATATTCTAATAAAGTAACTGCATCAATATCTACTGAGATATTTTCTATTGCAAATACTTTATCTCGGGTTAAACCGTGGCGAATACTTAATTTAAGATCGTCGAACGAAGGGAAGTCATGATGTTTTTCACAGTGCTTGTCAATGTGATCATAAAGCAAATGATATTCTGCAGGCAAGTACTCTTTACGCAGGTAAGTCCACGTCTCAAAGTCGCCCACAGCAACACATTGCTTTATTAAAGCACTGGAAATATTCAATCGTTCCCCCGAACAGAAAAAGGCCGACTCCCGAAGGAGTCAGCCGCCCACATCAAAAATTTTACTGAGCCTTAGCTGCCTTAGCGGCACCATCATAGTCGGCTGCAGTTAGACCGCGACGAGTAAGCATAGTCTTAACGCCACGAGCAGTCTTGCCAATGCTTTCTGCAATAGCTTCTACAGTCATAGACGAAACGTCTACGTCTGCGAGAGGATCTGCATTTGAAGCACCTTTAGTGCTCTCCTGGCGAGGGATAGCGTCGATATCGCCAGAACGCAGAAGGCTCAGGGCCTTGCCACGAATGCTGTTGACCGAACGGCCAAGAGCGTCAGCGATAGCCTCTACAAAGGCACCGTCGTTAACCATAGAAACAAAAGTTGTTTCTTCTTCAGGAGTGTAGGTACGTACGCTTTCTACCTTAGGGGCAGGCTTGACATGGTCAGTCAGCTCCATACTCAGGATCTTACCCTGAATAGACTTAGGTGAGAAAGAGCCGCCTTCGAAATGCTCAGCGATTTGAGCATAAGTGTACTGACCAGAATTGTCAGTAACAAAGGCGCGGAGGGTAGCTTCTTGCGCTTCGGTAAAAGACTTACCAGAAGCAGCAGAAGCAAGCTCTACCTCGTAACCCATCTTTCGCAGCTTGCTAGAGATAGAACGAGTAGAGGTTTCAAGCTGGTCTGCTGCTTCTGCAACAGTAGCTTGAGATACGGGGCTTTCGCCCCCGACAAAGGTAGTGAGCGCTTCAGTACGCTCATCTGTCCACTTGGGAAGTGCCATATTTTTTCTCCAAATAGGATTGTAAATCCGTAATTATTTCAATGCCAGATTCTCTGGCCTGTTTAGTTTTTGCCGATTCAATACCGCTTTCATTTACGAGAATCGTTACATCTTTTGTTAGGCTTGACTTTACTACATAGCCAACATTAACAAGTGCTGTGCCTGCTTGAGCCTTAGTCTTAAAACTCTTAAGCTTTCCGGTTATGCAGACAACACCTCTATCCATAGGGAGTGGCAATGCACCAGGAGGTGTAAACTTCATATCGAATGGGAGGCATCCATCATAGAAACCATACCACTCTTTTTTCAGCCAATCTAATAAACTCTCGGTTGCTTTTGGACCTAATCCGGCACGCTCACAAGTGTCTGGTGTTATTTCAGTAATAGATTGTACAGTCTCAGACAGCTTCTTCGTTGCCGTTTTTCCGATTAAATGTATACCAAAAGCAGGTAATACTAGATCAAGAGGAGCTGAAGCAGAGTTATCAATCTCATTGTACAGTTTTGTACCGATCTTTTCACCCAACCTCTCACAAAGTATTTCTTTGTCACACATATAGACTTCATCAAAGTCTTCAATGTTTAACTTCTCTATTGTTGCGGGGCCAAGCCCCTTAATCTTCAGAGTTTTTGCAAAATGCTCGATCTTTTTTTGTTTCTGCGCTGAACAGTTACTACTGTAACAGTAGAACAAATCATTGACCGAAGTAAGCTCGCCACCACAAGACGGACATTCCGTTGGCGGTAGGATCTCTCTTAGCATTTAGATAACTCCGAAAATGTAGAATATATTATACGAAAAACTGAGGTAAAAGTCAAGAACTATTTTTCTGAAGGTCTGCTCTGCGAACGATTCGCGGAATAATGTCTCCACTACGTATTACCTCTACTTTGCAACCGATTTCCAGGTCCAAAGAGCGAATGTACTCGATGTTGTGTAGAGTTGCCCTGCCCACAAGAGCACCTTCTACTTCGACTGGATCAAGTAGAGCAACAGGGCTGACTACGCCCGATTTACCTACTTGCCACACAACATCGAGTAATTCTGTAATCTTCCCCTCTTTCTGCTCTTTGAGAGCAAAAGCGCCACGAGGGTGGTGGGCTGTATGTCCCATTTTTTGAAAGGCTCTCTGATCGCGCAGGCGGTATACTAAACCATCCGTAGGATAATCAGTAGCGTCGAAGTCTGTTACGACATTGAAACCTTCATGGGCCAATGCATACATTGCTGACTTATAGTCTGAATAGTCTTTTTCAAACTGGAGGTCGTAAGCGACAAAAACCAAGTCTTGAGATCGCTCTCGAAACTCTTGTATGTCTTTGACATTTAACAACCCCGCTGCAGCATTGCGAGCATTGGGGACAAACGAGGGCAAAACTACCTCTCCAGTAATCTGCACACTACCCTTCATAGGAATAGTAACAGGTACTAGCTCTTCTAGCTTTATGGTAACGTCTCGGCCTAAGTTACCATCGCCTCGTGTCAATCCGAGTGCAAAGTGTCCATTTACATACAGTAAAGACACAGCAGCCCCGTCTAGCTTCGGAGTACAAACATACTCTGAAGTATTGGGGGCTTCAGTAAGATCAAAATATTTTTGTAGAGAATACATCTTGTACAAATGAGGAACACCGTCTGTGACCGTATGGCCTACAGATTGGTGATTCCACTTTGCTACAAGCGCGTCATACTCTTCGTCCGAGATTATCGGGTAGCCCGAGAAGTACGCGGCTTCACATTTTTCAAAAAAATCTTTCATATATTTCCTCACTCAGACCATATATTATACAGAAAGAAGAAAGAAAAGTCAAGAACTATTTTATGTATAAGTCCTGGATAAGATCGAAAAAATTCTCTTCAATAATTTGTTTACTTTCCGCCAAGCTTAGTATCTCGACTAACCCTGCAAAAAGTTCTCTACTATTATTAAAATCGAGTGGAAAGGCCACTCCTTCTGGAGTAGGGCACCACTCTTCGTCAAAACTCAAATAATACTTACGAAGGTGTAGATATTCTATTCCACGAAACGTACTTACCGTCAATCGTATCTGAACTTCTTTTTCTTCGTCATAATGTACAATTTTTTCATACATTTCTGGAGATTCATACAGTTCCATATCAGTCTCCGTTCTTCAAAACGGAAGCCAAAGGAACAACACTAGTTACATTATTTGGTTTTAACAGTCTATATGAGTCAGTATCCCAACAAAAAAGCAAAAGAGTACTGTCAGACTCTTTTGCCCGATTTCTTTTGTCTTGGATATAAGGTGTTGAGAAGTCTAGCGTGCAAACATTATATTTGAGTTTACCACTATTTTCACTTCGGTAACTTATTACCGCGTCACCATACTCATTTACGAGTCGTGCTAGTTCTTCTTTTTTCACAAATGCTCCTAAGAAGCGGGTTGGCAGAATTTTCTACCGTCCTCATCATCTTAGAAGCAAAACTTTATGAATTAATTGCGGAAATAACACCTGTAAAGTATACAGCAGCTTTACCAGTCAGCTTGTCAAGAATCTCTTGGTCAACTTCTTGACCTGCATCAGAGATTGCAGCAGACAAACTTTCAATAGCAGCAGCTTTTGATACTCGCCCACCGCTACTACCACCACTCGCGGAAGCTTTGCTGCCACCAGAAGCGGGGGCTTTCTTTACATACACTCCTGCTTTAGTAAGAATCATACGAACCCCGTTTGGTGACTCTTCAAATTCTTCCGCAAGCTCCGCGACGATCTCCATGCTGTTCTCTGGAGTTGGCTCTGCAGCTTCATACGCCTCAATAACTGCTGCTTTCTTTTCGTCATCCCATGCCATTCTTCGTTTCCTTCTACGTTGTGAAATGGTAGCCCCAGGACAGTTTCCCGTGGCCGCTAATTGTTGTTGATAGAACCTATCGCCCACTCTGAATCTGCTCAATCCATAAGAATGAAATAAGCGAGAGAGTAAGAAACAGGAAGTACCCTGCTAAAAATTCCATTTGTAAGTCTCCTATCAATTTATACAGATATTATACCTGCATATGAAGTGAAAGTCAAGAAATTTTTTTAGATACGTGATAAATCTACACCGTATTCTTGAAGGTGAGTTAGTTTTCCCAAATCGTATGCAAGCTGTGTTGCGGTAAACCCCCCACCTGTAGAGGTAGTCCAGCGATCGCTGTAATCATCGTCAATTTTTTCAATTACCCAGATGTTGTACGCTTTACTACCATATTTCTTTTCGTAGTTTACATCTTTGATTCCAGATTTCTCCGCCTGATAGTCTATTGACAATTCTTGTTTAATTATAGCAGGGCCGTGGTAACGAGCTGACCATACTATCTCTCCATCAGCAAAATTTTCTGCAACGCACTCGTCCGGCAAGTAGTCGTATGTTCCTTCTCCTTTTTGGGGAACTCCTGTACGTTCGATGATGGCTTTGACAAATCCTGAAGATCTGTACAACCCCGCTGCGATTTCTGAGATGGCGTCGCCGGATAAAAATCGAGTAACCGCATCTGCCACTTCATCTTTTGTGGCTGCTTTCCCTTTGTTTTGACTCTTTCTTTTTGAACGATACGCCTGCGTCTCTTCAAATTCATCAACTATTCTCTGAAGTCTGGTTGTATTGTATGCTATATTCAGGATACCACAGGCTTCCTTTTTTGTTATAGGACTGTTGCCACTCAGAAGATCGATTACTTTCCGTATATTCGTATCGGACAAGTTCTCTGACTCTTTTTTCTTGATTCTTCTCAATTTTTGCTATCTCCCTATTTATATACCACACTGCTTTGCTTAAATCATGTACAGGATCGTCAGTTTTTATCCCCGATCTCCAAATATACTTTACAGCATTTCCAAGACAGAAACTCATGTGTTCTGTAATTTGAATACACTCTACGCCGCTAGGGTGTGCTTTATAGTGAGGGGGATGATATACATTAAACCATTTACTATTATATTTTTTAGCCATTCCGCTTTTCCCAAAGTTTTTGAGCTTCATTTACGGTTGTTGGAGTGTCTAAATTTGTATTTTTAACTATTGCTTGTGAGCCTACCATCGCTATAGAAACGAGGGCTACTACTAATATTATCATCTTTACCATTGGTTATGCTCCGGTGCTGTTTGTTGTTGACGTACATCTATGTAGTATTGAGCTTTTTCTCTACTAGTAAGTCGTGCTACATCTTGAATTTTTCCATCGGCTTTCTTTTCTACTACTCTATATACTCTTTCATTTTCAGCATAGAATACCTCTACAATCTCATATGTACTACTTTTCATAATGTTCCAATATACTCCGCAAGATCATTAATATCAGTATCAGATAGTCCTGCCGCCTGAGGCCACATCATATTGCTTTGATTACCTACTTTTTCACCTGCTTTGTATTGGTTGAGCCTCCCAACAATATACTGGACTGTTTGTCCAGCAAGTGCAGGGCCTACACCCCCGCCCCCGTTTGAACCGTGGCATGCTCCACATGCAGCATACTTTGCTTCGCCAGGCAATGCAGCAACAGCAGCAACAGCAGTTCCGCCTATTACATTTACTACACTAAAGGGTTTGATGCGATCTTCAATAGCAGCACGCTGTGCTTTTGTGGTGCCCATAGTTTTTGCCAGACCTGGGTCATTCTGCCCACAACCTGCCAAAGCAATACCTAATGCTAAAATTAACCCTCGCTTTCTAAATTCCACACACCTCTCCTTTTCTCTACTGGGGTGGGCTTAACTCTCTGTACCCACAAATGACCATTCTTTTCTGCATCTTGAAATGTAAGAGCAGTAATAAAAAATGCACTAATTACTAATAAGTGCCCACCAACACTTCCAAGACCAAAATAAATACTATATCCAGTCCAAAGCGTGAACACAACAGTCCACATCACCGAGAGATAAAACATCAGTATATACTGTGTAAACGCATTCGGTATAAATCGTAAAGGATTTGCTTTGAGACTAAAAAAGAAATTGTAGGTGTCATACACCCAAAAGCCTAGTTTTTTCATTCTTCGTCCGGTTCTCCATACAGTTCAGCAATTAATCTTGCTTGCTCTTCAAGTTCTTCTTGTTGCTTCTCTAACTCTAAATACTGATCGTCCACTTTTGATAGGCCAGAGCGAGAAGCTACGAGTTTTAGATGATTATAACTTTTATCTTTCATTTGGCCGTGATCCTTGTCTCGTAATCTGCGAGAGAATCATCCCACCATGAGGGGGTAGGTCTCCCAGTCCAGCTGGCAAAAGTAGCCTTGTCGAGATGATAGTAGTCACGATAAGACTGTATAGGATTGTCATAGTCTTTGAGCACGTCTGGCATTGCCAATCCGAAAGTGGTAAATCCAAGTCTTTCCATTTTGATAATGTCGGGCAGTTCGTTGATGACTGTGACTGATTTGTGCTGTTTCCCATACCTATATCTATATTCTTCTCCGAGAGCATTGCCATAGCAGTGCGTCCACTCATAATTATCCAAAGAACTACGTGCCCATATAGTACAAGGATGATTGTACATCATAGGCAAGTAGGGAGTGAGTGGTCTGCTTTCAGGCGGTAAGTGTTTAATCTCCTTCTTCAAGGAGTTGAGATGGTCGGACTCTGATTTATTCAAAGCCCGAGGTACAAAACCCAAATGCACATCTACCCAAACAGCGGTACAGCATATTTGGGCAACTTCCAATGGCATTTTTACAATATGCTTGTCGACGTGAGATTCTGCACACGCATCTAAATCTTCGTCAAGATAAAAAAGATTCATACTACCTCCAGTTAGAATATATTATACACTAACTGATAATTAAAGTCAAGTCACATTTTCTAGTCGTGTCATTAATCTTTCTGCTCGATTTGTAACTTGTCGGTACCATAAAGAGTCTCGGCCCTCTGCCGCAGCTTGTTTCCAGTTATGCTGGGACAAATGAAATCGCAGCTGTCGAAACTTCTCAAGTCTTGTAGCGCCTAGGTTGAACGCCATGTTGACCATTATCAGTTGGACTTCTTCTGGCCAGTTATGCCATTGTCCATATAGTCGTTCGCAGTCCTTAATGGCACATTCAATATCTCTATCGAAGAGCTCTCTGCTTCTCTCAGCTGTAATGGGTGTCCCGGTAGGCTTTCCAAACTCTTCATCTTCTGCTGTGACCAAGTGTCCAATACCAATAGTATCGTATCCCAAGTGGTCCTTATAGACTTCCAGAACTTCTCCTTCATCTGCTTTAATTTCCTCATATAATCTTTCACGATCCATTTTATATTCCTAGCTATATACTGAAGCTCTCACCACATCCACATTTGTCTCGTGTGTTGGGATTTATAATGTCTAATCCAGAGTTGAGGCCTTCAGTTCGAAACTCAACTACAGAGTCTAATAACGCGGGTCGACTTTTTGGGTCTATAAAAAATCTTACGCCCTTTTGATCTGTATAGTAATCTTCTTCGTTTTCTTCATCTACAAATTCAATTACATACTTATATCCAGTGCATCCTGCAGGAGCAATACCCAAACGTATGCCCTTTCCTCTACCACGTAGATAGAGCTGCTCTCGTATCCAAGAACTAGCTGCCTGTGTTACTTGTATCATGCTTTCCCCTGTAGTTCTTGATGGCGGCTTTGATAGCATCTTCCGCTAATACGCTACAATGTATTTTTACTGGCGGAAGTGATAATTCTTGAGCAATTTGGACATTGCTGATCTTTCCCGCTTCGTCAAGGGACTTTCCTCTAACCCATTCTGTGAGTAGTGATGAAGAAGCAATA